CTGAAACACCAACTAATACTCCAACAGAGACGGAAACACCAACACCAACTCCGACAGGAACAATTGGAGCGACACCTACTGAAACGGAAACTCCTACTCCAACACCAACTGAGACTCCAACAGGAACTCCTGAGGTAACACAAACAAATACTCCAACAGAGACGGAAACACCAACACCTACTCCGACAGGAACACCAGCGGTAACACCAACAAATACGGAAACACCAACTGAGACTCCTACACCTACAGTAACGGAGACACCAACAAACACTCCAACAAATACGGAAACACCAACTGAGACTCCAACACCAACACCAACATCAGGGGCAACACCAGTTGGTACTTGGTTCTTCTATTCACCTGATAATGAACCTGCACCAGCACCAGTAAACAACGGTAATGCGTTATTTACTTATGGAACCGCACCTGCAATAGGTACGTATAATCCAAACTATACGGGTGGAACATTTAACATATATTTTAACAATAATAGTAGTGAACCAATAAGTTACTTATCACAATTCTCAGGATTGAATACGACAGGTGGAACAATAACCATAAGTCAAGGAGGTAGTACCGCAATATACTCAGGAACTTCTGAAAATTATAATCCAGGTTCGAGTTGGATAAACCTTAATGTAACTGGGTCAACACAAATGATTCAATCGGCATCAACATCGTTTGTCTTTGGAATTCCAATCAATGTTGTGGTAAGTTAACAACTTTAGTGATATTTATCAGTATAAACCCAACGTTTAATTGTGGAGGACTTGCAATATTGGCTGGTGATAAAATTGATATTATTATTGACTAATTTATTATATGAAAAATAAATGGTTTTTTGGTTGGACAAACATTAAATGGTTAATTAAGGAATTAATTAATTTATATAGTAATACAAGCTCTTATTTCTCTAAAAAAAGAATTGAGTCGGGAATTGCATTTCTTGTTGGTCAATGGGGTATGATTTACTTTTTAGTTATCAATATTGATAAATTGACAACATCTGACATAGCTCTTTGGGCTGGTGTTGAGTTTGCAATTGCAGGATATATTGTAAATCAAATTCAAAAAGAGAAAAAAACTGAAGATACTCTATAATTGGGGTATTTAATATATATGAGGGATTTAATCAGACGAATTCTTAAGGAACAAGAAGAAAATTACGACACACTTGAAATGATTAGAGATTATTCAGGTAGTAATGACTTTCTTAATGATTTAAGGAGGAAATTAAAAATTAAGGGTAGTTTAACGGATAAACAAATTCAAGCGGCAATTAAAACTTTCAAGAGAGAACATTGGTCAGGTACAATAGCCTCTAAAATTGGGTTATATGAGTACAAACATCTAAAAAGTTTAGTAATAAAATTAGGTATTGAAACTTACAATAGAATGATTAGAAGTGAAAAGAAATTTTTTTTCACGCAAACTATTGATAGTGAAGATAAAACTGTTGTAGGTAAACCAAGTTCAGAATGGATTGATAGAAATGAGAACGATTTAGATTTTTTTAAAACTCATATTGTTGATTCAGGTAAAAGATTCAAATTTCCTGATAGAGAAAAGTCAGTTACTATAACTGATGAAATTTATTACTTATTTTATTTATTGGAAATAAATGATTTTTCAGGGTTTATTGAAAAGGGTGAATGGTCAATATTAAATAGACTTGGAAGTAACTGGTCAAATTGGGCAAAAATGATTGGAATTAGAGAAAGGGATGGATATTTGGGATATGGTGACGACACATCAAAAATTGAAAAGTATTTTGAACAACAACCGATTACTGATATAATTGACACGAATAATTTATCAAGTAGAACTATTAATAGATTCCCAACAATGAGTTTTGCCGAATTTGATTTGGCTGAAGCTTTTCACGAAGTTGATGAAAATTTAAAAAGTACTCAATTAGAAAAAATTAAAAACAGAATTAGGTCCACAACTGAAAGTGGTGAATCGGTTGAAAGAGAATTTATTTCTTGGTTAGAAGAAAACGGAGTCACTGAAATTAGAAATTTTTCATCATTTGGTAATGTTGTTGATATTACATTTTCTGTTGATTTGATGGCGAAATTAAATAATAAATGGGTGCCAATTCAAGTAAAAAGTACTGAAAGTTCTGCTGCAACTTCTCAAATACATAAATTTGATATTGGTGGTATTGCGGTATATCCCGCTCCGAAAAAAATGCAGTGTGGTAATTGGATTTATATTAAATCGAATAGAGGTTTAAAAAATCAAGGTTCATTTGACGAAGACTTTTTAAATTTTCAATGTGAAAGAAACGACTACGAAGACATTGAAGATTAAAAATATTTTAATATCTTTGTATTATGTCACAAAAACCAGAAAAAGTAACTAAATTCGAAAGAGTATATGAGGACGAGTATTGTACCTCTATTTGGAAATATGATTATTCCAAAACTACGTCAGGTCCTGTGTCTGTAGAGCACAAATGGAAAAAGGGGTTTGATGCACCCAATACAAAAAAGAAAACTTTGGGTGATTTGGTTAGTGAATCTAATCCAAAAAAGAAATCAAAGGGACCTAAGTCTTGAATCAATAATTGATTTTAATTTTAATAATGTTTGTCTGTCTAAAGACGAAACAACTTCACTTGTATTTTCAATAACCAATCTATCTAATAAAGATTCCTTAAGAGATGATTCACTAACAGGTTGAACATTGTCAAAATTATAATCTGATTCTTCAAAATTATCGTATGTCGTGTCTCTTAAATTGTTTCCATTGTATAAATCCCAATTACCATCATTTCTTTGTTGTTCGGCAGAATCTTGAACCCAATCCATATCATAAGAATCAAATTTTTGGCTCATATAATCATCATAAGTACAATGTCCCCAAACACTATAAGTTAATTCATATGTTTGTGCAACAGGAATTATAAGTTTGTCATATAAAGTTTTGTCTCCTGTCTCAAATATGTTAGCAAGAACGTCATCATTCATCTCAAGAAATTTTGAGAAGAACTCAACATCTTCATGAACTACCGAAATACTAAAATATTTGCCAATATTTTCTAACTTATTATAAGAATTAGAAAAATCATAACTACCGTAAGGATTTCCTTGTGGAAAATCCTCATCAACTAATTTTTCTGCAATTAGTACTAATTGTTTTTTTGGTAATTTTGAAAATTGACTTTGTTCTGCCATAACAATAAATATAAAAAAAGGTGATAATTTCTTATCACCTTTAATTTATTCTTCTTCAGAATCCCAACCGTCCTCTTCGTACCAATATTCGGCACAAGGATATTCTCTTCCTTGTTCATCAATATGACACCAATGAGTTTTACTTTCATCCAACCATTTCCAATCTTTTCCCTCATCACCTTCAGGTAAATCGGGGTGTTCTAATGGTGGATGGTATGAATTGACATCAACGTATCTGTAATTGCAATCGCATCCACGAGGAACACAATCATCACAAAAGTTTGGATTATCCCCGCCTGAAAACCCAGGACCATAACTCCAAATTGCAACTTTTCCGCAATCACACAAATCTTTAGACATACTCAATTTCTTTTGTTTCAGGATTATACTCCATCACAATTGGTTTGTTTTGGTACTGATATCTTTCATTTAGAACACTGGCATTTAAGAACTCAACACCATGAAATGACTTCTGACCATACGCCCAATGGATATGACCACAAACATGGATTTTTGGTTGAACTTCCATTATTCTATCGAACAAATCTTCACACCCAACATTTAGACCTTGAATTGTGTGGTCGACCATTTTATGTGCTGGACCATGAGTAACCAAGATATCAAGACCCTCAGGGATTTTTGACCACTTCTCAGCGAGTTTTTCTCCTCTTGGTAGGTTGAATGCCCAATCGTAGAATTCAGGTTGCCACGGACTTCCGTAGATTTTAACTCCATCGACTTCAACCATACTATCAAAAAGGTAGTGAACACCCTTTTCTTTGTATTCAGGTGCAATGTCGTGGTTTTTCACAAATCCCCAATCATGGTTACCTGCAATGAATACCTTATGAGTAAACGGTGTGTTAGAAAACCAATCCAAAAACTCTTTAACTTCGTGAGTTTTTCCTACGTTGGTACAATCTCCCGCATGGACAAGGATATCTCCCTCACCCAAGATGTTGTTATATGCCTTGGTTGTTAAAACTTCATGTTTTCCGTGTGTGTCGCTGATGAATACTATTTTCATGACTTAAAATATTAGAATACAAATATACAACTTTTTATCAATCCCACCAACCTTTTATTCCAGAACCATCAAACCAATTATCCCAAGCACTTCCTTTATCTTCAGATTTGTCAAGAAACATTTGATATTCGGTAGGACTTTGACCTTTCAAGATTTCAAATAATTCTTTCCATTCTTTTTCTTCAATCTCACGAGCTCGGTCAAATACTTTACGGTTGTGGATTTTTTCTTCCTCAGTATCTCTATCGATTATTCTTGAATATTCAGGTTTATCAGGAACAGGTTCAAATTCCCATTCATAAATGGCTAACGGACCCAATTCAGACTCCGCCATTTCGATGTATTTGTCCTCATTATAGTTTTTAATTAGTTCAATTGCTCTACGCATTTTGGCAACTTTCTTTAAACGCGGACCATCAACTTCGTTACCATATTTTTCAACGGTATCTGAAATATTGGTTAAACCTGTTTCAAGAAACATTAAAGTTCCGTGATGGTCAAACCAATAATGGTTCCATAATGCCTTTCTAAATGTCCAAACATTTTTGAAAAATCGAGGTAGGTCGTGACGAAACAAGGAGTATGTTTGATACCACCAAGTTTGATGACGTATTAGTGTTCTTAGACTATCTGTAAAAGTGTCTGCAAATTGTATCTTCATGATAATTGATTTTTTAAAAGTTCGTCACGTTTGTCATCTAATTGTAATTTCAATGGTCGGATAACATCGTAAAAGTAATTTGGCCAATAATCAGCAGGATATTTACTAATTAATGTATCCTCGAAATTCCTTAATAGTTTATCGGCAGTTCTTGTTTGTTGTCTTGTTTCGCAAGATTCAATAACTTTTTCAATCCAAGTTGAAATATCCCCGTAATGATTACTTTGTGCTCCCATAGTTTTTATATTTCTACAAATGTAATAAAAAAATAAGACCCGTCAAAATAAATTCACGGGTCTTTTGGAAAAGGTATATATGAGAACACTCCCTATGGAGCGATGTAATAAATAAATATAGTCAATTTTTAAAAAAAACCTACTTATTGGTATTAAGAAAAGTAATTTTTTACTCTTTCTAATAAATTTTCGTTAAACTTGATACCGTGACGAGTTTTAAAATATTTTAATAATTGTTTGAGGGATTCGTTTTTATCTGATTGTTTTAATAAAATATATGCACCTAAATCGGCATCTATCTCATCATCCTCATTTCTTGGACCATCATGACCCATGATAATATGAGATACTTCATGAGCTTCAATGAACTTTAAAACATCGAAATTTTCGACTTGTTCGCCATCAATAACAATAAGATTTTTACCAGGAACCATAAATCCATAACCATACTCATCAAAAAGTGGTTTTAAATCTTGGTATTGTTGATTGTCTTCAGACACCACGGCAATTTGGACATTTGGTAAAAATTCACTCTCGTAAAATAATGGTTCAGATTCTTCCATATTATTGTTTATCATAAATACTATAAACAAGTATAATCGAAGTATTTATAATAAAATACCTATAATATGAATTTAAAAAAATTAATCAGAGAATCTTTAGAACGACACCTTGACCAAACTTTAATATTAAAAGAGAATGTTGAAATTTCAGAAGCTCTACAATATCACATTGATAATGATTTATCATTAACTGATAATGTATTCAGAGTTTATTCTGAAAGTTATTTTGATTTAGTTAATGAGGTTAGAGGATTATATAACGAAGGTGTGATTGACTTAAATGAAGAAGACAAACTCATGGTTGAGTCTGATTTAGGTAAAAGGGTTAAGATTGGTAATGAAATTGTATATCTTGATGCCCCTTATATCTATGAGACGGAAACTGAAGAAGATATTTTAGCCGAAGCCAAACACAGAGGAAAAAATGTGAATATCGGAAAACCATTTAGAACACCAGGTGGACCCAAAAAATTTGCAGTATATGTTAAAAGTAAAAATGGTGGTGTTAAAAAAGTTACTTTTGGTGACCCAGGTTTACGAGTTAAAAATGCAAATAAAAAAGCTGCAAAATCTTTTAGAGCAAGACATAATTGTAAAGATAAAAAAGATAGAACAACCGCAGGATATTGGTCTTGTAATGTTGGTCGTTATGCAAAACAATTAGGTTTATCATCTTCAAATTCTTGGTAATGGATATCGATAAGATTGAAAAATATTTACAGACTTATTTGGATGAAGTAATCTCACCTGAAATTAATAGTGAGTTGGTTGGTGAAGACGATGAACCAATTAAACTTACGATATATAAAATAACTTTTGGTGATGCAAATCCTAATAGGATGAATTTCTTTTTAGATATGGACCCTGATTATTCAAAAGGGAGTATCACCAATAGAATAAATCTTGAGTTATCAAGATTTGCTAATATGTTAGGTATAGAAAAAAATCTACACGTTTATTGGAATAAAAGACCTTTACATTAATATGGATTTCCCATTTGAACAAATAGAAAAAGAAGGTAAGTTAGTTAGAACATTCAGTCCTGATGTGGATGAGGACGAACTTCAATGGCATCAAGATTTAAAAGACCGAGAAGTTACCGTAGTTGAAGGTAATGGATGGTTATTTCAAATGGAAAATGAATTGCCAATCAAATTAGAAGATGCCAAACAAATATTCATTCCGAAACTTGCTTGGCATCGTGTTCTAAAAGGTTCGGGTAACTTAATAGTCGAGATTAAAGAATTTGATTAACCTGCTTGGTCGGGATAATCGTAACCAACAACTTCCTCATCTTGACTTTCCACATCAACCAATCTATGAAGTTCATTAATAAATTCACGATTAAGTTCGTGGTTCATAATTTCAGTTAATTCCTCCTCAGCTGTAAGTCCTTGTTCGATATCACGAGCTCTCATAGGTATTAATCTTCTAATATTTCGTAATCTAGGTCTCACTTCCACTTCGTCAGTTGGAATTGCTTCCTCAGAATATTTGTTTTTTCGACCCTCCAATTCTATAAGTTGTCGGTTTCTTTCTTCATCAGATAATAATTCAAAGTTAGCTTTAACTTGTTCTTTAAATTCTTTTCTAATTACATCCATTACAACAATAGGTAATCCACTGTCCATTGAATCGATTCTTTGGTCTACAATATCCCAAAATGATGTCTCTTTTTCATGTTGGTCAAGGCTTTTAAATGCCCCAACTTTATCACCCGTAATTTTGTTAATACAATAAATCAAAATACCTCTTCTCGAATATCTCAAGTAATAATCGGGATTTTCTTTTGAGGCGGTACACCATTTGGTGCTTGCACCATATTTTAAAGATGCTTGGTATGACATAGGTTTAATAACCAACCACTCATTATCTTCATATAACTTATGAGTTTGTTTAGATAATTCTTTATCCATATTCTTAAGTTCTGACAAAGAAATTTGTAATTCGATATCCCTAAAAGTTTTGTATTTGGTTACGTCATTTTGAGTAATTAAGTTTCGTTCATTTAAATCTATAAACTCTTTAAACATTCTGTAATTATTATACCCAATAAAATGACCCATGAATAATGTTAGTTTCATTAATTCTGCGGTATCCATATTTTTGAGTACCTCTTCATCATAACCAAATTCTCTCAACTCATATACATAATCGTTTCGACGATTATCATTATCGTGTTCTTTCATTCGGTCATTTTTAATTAAATTAACCAACATCTCTGTGTATTTACTTTTACCCACAAAATCGTTGATGATTTCAATACCATCGATGGTTAAGAACGGGTTTTGTTTTTTAAGTTCATTAATTCGTGACATATTTTCTTTTGTTTTTTTAATTATAGTAAAATAAAAATTTAAGTTCAAACTTTTTTTGTATCTTTGTTATATGAAAACGATACTCACAACAATATTACTTCTTTTATCATTGACTGTCAAGTCCCAACAGTGTGATGTTTTATATGTCCCAAGTCAAAAAAGTTTGGTTGCTTCATACAATTATAAACAAATTGGTTTATATGTTGGAGGGTATTATGTGACGACTTTTCCACAACCATTTATCTACACAACACCTTTGTCTATTGTAAACCGTGTTGGATTAACGTTTGTAAATAAAAACAATACGTTTAGTGTTATGGGTGGTGCATATCTTAAAACTTACTTTGACCGTGTAGAGATGACACCTGATATTTGGGTTAAAATTTACCCGATTAGAATGTTGACTGGAGATAAATCCAATCTTGATTTTGCTGTAGGCGTAAATTATATGAACGGATTTAGACTAGGAATTGGATTATCTATTCCATATTGGAGTATTTATAAGTAATGAACATAATTGATTTCCCTATAGAACGTCTTAATGAATTTTTAAGTAACCATTCATTTGTGGTTACAAAGCCGTTGGGCGAAAACATAGAAATTGGAGGTAACGTAACAGTCAAGGTTAAATTAACGGGAATTAAACCAATGATTTCAGTTGGTGATTGGAAAGATTTTATTGAATATACAATAATAATAGAGGATATTGATGATTCTTATCTTAAAGGAATTTTTGGTCATTTATTTGCCGCAGTTAAAACACAAGATTATGCTATTGCGAATACCGATACAACATTTTACCTGATTACATCACAAGTTAATGGATTATTACGTAATTTTCTAAGATATTTTAACATCGACAACTATGTGACTTGTACTAGAATTATTGACAAAGCAACAAACATTGACCCAAAATATATGACCGAAAGTATAATCACTGAAGATAAATATGATAATGCCATTAGACAAGTGGTTAGGGATATTATGTCAGTTTTTAAATATCAAAAAGAAGGTGATTATCAATTACCTGAGGATATTTCAACTGATGAAAATGACATGGTTTATGATTTTCCTGAATTAGGTTCTAGTTTTACCGTTAATTTAATAATGAGTTTAAATGATGACATAGACACTATAGACGTTGATGCTGAATACTATGGAGACGATGATTCAATAGACGTTAGAATAGAGTCAAATCCAAATTTAGACCGAGAAACTTTGCAAGAACTTTATTATGAATTAAATGAATTAGTTGCTCATGAATTACAACATTTAGTTCAAAATGATGAAGGATATAAGTTTCCAAAAAGAGAAACAAAAAAATCTTTGAAGTATTATACTCAACCTCATGAAATAGAAGCTCAAATTACTGGTTTTAAACGAAGAGCAAAAAAAGAACAAAAACCTTATGAGGATGTAGTTAGAAGTTGGTTTAAACGAAATCAGTTAAAACACAATTTAAATCCAAAACAAACTGAAATTGTGATAAATAAATTACTTGGGTCTGAATAATGTTTGTTACTGCTAAAGTTGCCAAAAAATTTTTAATGCATGAACCATTCTTTGTTGAGGGTTTTGAATATCAATTTATATCGGTAGAACCCCATGAAGATTGGGCGATAGATATTGTGGTTAATGTTGTTTTACCAAAAAAAGGTCAATCATTTGTCACAGAAAAATTTAGTTATGATATCCACTACATTATTAAAAGGTTTGGAGATTACTTTGGTTCTGGAATATCGTATAATGAAAAAATATTAGTTGATGGTAAACCAGTACCTGAAAAAGGTGTTTATATTAATGAAGAAGACCAAGATGAAATAATAAATTCATTGAATGGTAACATGTCAAATTTCTCAATTATGAATATGAACACCAATTATGACACTTATAGAGTTAGAGGTAGTTTAACTTGGGAAAAACCAAACAAAAGATTTTATCAAGTTAATGAAGAGATTGATTTCTATTTTTATTATAACGTATCCGATGTTGTTGTGAATAATGGTGAATTAAATGTTAACCCAACTAAAATTAATGAATTCGCATCGACACTTAATGATAGATTACAAGATAATGACCAATTTAGGGACAAAATAGTCGATAATATCTATATGGTTTTAGAACCTAGTACTAAGATAGAAAATCTTGAAGTTTATTTTAATGCGAATTATTTCCTTAAAAGAATTAATGGTGAAGAGTACAATCCTACATCTCCTGAAATGGGATTTAAATGGAATATGTTTATCGAGTAAATTTCTTGACTAATTTCTTGATTGTGTCAGTTAAAACTGCCTGACTAACAATTACAACACCTGAAGCGATTAATCTTTTTGCAATTGTTTTTGCAATTGTTGTGGCGTCACCACCATTCATTACACCATTTAAAATATCCGTAATAATTGGAATTAAAAATGAGTATGCAACCAAATCCAAACTTGAACTTATTGTTACGTTAGCTGAAGATAAGAATTTTGAAAATGAATTTTTTAAATTTTTAGATTTGATTAGAACTTCTTTAAACGTGTCTTCAAGACCCTGTTCTTTAATTTTTTTATAAATTAGTTTTAATGCTCTTGAATTATCATAAAAAACTGAACATGCAATTCCAACCAATATTAATGTTTGTTCTGTCTCATTTAATTCAAATCTACCTGTCCTAATGAATTTGTCTAATGGTAATACAAAACCACCAACTGACGCACCCCAAGTCAAAAGTAATTTAAGGTTTAACCCATAAATTGACTTAGCTCTATCAACAAGATTAGAAGTATATGAATACATCTCTTTCATGTAATCACTCATCTTAGATTGGTCTTGTTCCTGAAGTATTAATCTCAATTGAGATTCGTTAATTAAAAAATCCATATACTTATAAATATATCAAAGATATTTAATGTTATGAGTAAACCAAGAAGAGAATTAAATCCGAAAGTAACAAATGGTGATAGAGTTATGTGTTTACACATGGATGGTGAGATATCCATACCCCCAATGACATTAGGAACCGTTAGAAATGTTGTTAGAGACCCTTTTGAGGACGATGCAGAGATTATTAATGTTACGTGGGATAATGGTAGTTCTTTAAGTTTATTATCACTTACAGATAGTTGGGTTAAAGAGCCCAAAGAACAAATTGAAGAACAGACAGGTTCAAGAGAATATGATTTCTTTTCGAAAAACCCTGAAATATTTGAAAACTTTGATTATAAGTTTTTAGTGAAATATTTGTATAAACTTAGAAAGTCTGGGGTTATTAATATGTTTCAATCTGCGGCATTTTTATATTCAGGTAGAGAGTGGATTGACAGATATTATGGTGAAAATGAGGAAGACAATGAATCATTTCAAGAACTTTTAGACATGGCTGAAGAATGTAGAAATAAAATGATTCAAGGTCTCATGAAATATATGGAATCCAAAAATATGGAGTTAGACGATATGAGTAGAGTTAATTCACTATTGAAAAGACTTGCCGACAAAATCGTCCAACTATATATAGCATTCGCTTAATTGGATAAAGGAGCTTTAATTGACTGATGGGATTGATAATCCTTTAAAGTAAAATCACCAACAACGTACGATTCAAAACCTGGTCTTGTTCCTGAATAAGTTGGGAATTGATTTAAAGTCGGTAACTCAAATGGTTCTCTTGTAATCTGTTCTTTTGCTTGTTCAATGTGGTTAAGGTAAAGGTGTGTATCTCCCAAGTTTCCAATTAACTGGTCAGGAACCATATTAACTTCTTTCGCTAAAATTGTTAATAAAAGTCCGTATGATGCAATGTTGAATGGTAAACCTAAAAACGTATCTACTGAACGTTGATTCCACATTAAAGAGATTGCTCGTTTAGGAACATTATTCTCATTCATTTCTTGTTCAATGTGGTCATGATGCATGTGAGAACCTATTTTGTTTCCATACCAATTAAATCTTTCACTTTCGCTCAACTCTCTTGTATAAACTTGAAAGCCATAATGACAAGGAGGAAGTACCATTTGGTCTAATTCACCTACATTCCAAGCATTAACCATTAATCGTCTTGAGTCTGGATTTGTCTTAAGGTCGTTGATTAGGTTTGTGATTTGGTCTATTTTTTTTGTAAAAGTAAGGTATCTTCGGTTTTCATCAATATACCACTTTTCCCAACTTCTCCATTGTTTACCATAAATTGACCCTAATTCACCCCATTTCTTAGCAAACTCATCATCGGTTTTGATTTTGTCAATGAATTCTTCTATTGTAAATGGTTCAGTTAATGTTCTATTTTTCTTAGAATTCTCTAATAATTTGGTTTTACCAACATATTCACCTTTATTATATCTTTTAATATAGGCTTGGTAGGCATCACCATCCCAAATATGACATCTATTATCAACCAAATACTTGATGTTTGTATCACCACGTAGGAACCACAGTAATTCAGTTACCATAGTTTTCCAAGCCATCTTCTTGGTTGTAAGTAATGGAAACCCCTCTGACATATTATGACGGATTGTATAACCAAAGATTGATTTGGTTCCTGTTCCTGTACGGTCTTGTTTTTCAACTCCATAATCTAAAATTGACTGAAGTAAATCTTGATATTGTTTGTCTAATTTATTCATTTGTTAATCTTGTTTTGTTCCTAAAGCCCAAACCGAGTTTGGGAATAACTCTTTTCTTAATTTTAATATAGTATCTCTATGTTCTTGGAATTTATCTCCCATAACAGATTTGTGTCCATTTAAAACTGCTTTGGTTATTTCATAATCTAATTTTGATATTAGAGCTGATTTTTCAATGTCAGTCATATTATTCAAATATTTGTATTTTGGCATCAACCTCTTTAAGTTCAGACCATGTACCCAAATAAGTTACTGCTCTAACTTTTCGGTTATCAATCCAAACATATTCTTGATTATCTTTTATTCTTGGTTTGTCCATAACAAGTCCATGGTATTTGAACCCATTATTTTTTAACCAAGTTTCAGTAACTTCTTTGTCCTTACTTTCACGTGCGGTGAAGAATGTGATAACATGACCCTCATCGTACCACTTGTTGATTATCTCTAACGCTGAAAGGTACAATTGAGCTGTTGAGTACAAATGACTATCTTCATTCTTAATGTCGTCACAGATTGTCCCATCAATGTCAATCATGAATACTTTGGTGAATTGTTTATCGTCCACCAATATTCTTGCAACTGCAGAATGACTAACAATGTTTTTATCTGTTACATAACAATCAGGTTCAATTTCAAATTCAACCTCATCACCATCTTTTAGGTTATATTTCCCACTATTAATTTTTTTGACAGATGATTCAGATACTCTATATGAGTAATCCGAATGAATAAACCAACCTTCAACCGAGTTGATGAAGGTTGGGTCAGATTCAGAATATGTTAATTTACCCTTCATGGTTTGTTTTAAATTCATTTATTAATCTTTCAATTCGAACTCTTCCCTTTTCACCAATCGGAATTGGGTTTCCTTCTTCATCAATTCTAACAAATCTTATGTTAGTTTTCAAGACCACAACCTGATTTCCAGTATAAACATTGTGAGCTCTTGCTTCCATGTATAATGTAATTGAGGTATTACCTAATTTGCTTGGATGTCCATAAATTTTTAACAATTGACCTTCTCTTGCTGGTTTCTCAAAATAACATTTATCTATAGATACGGTAACCATTCTTGGGTTATCGCATAATTGCATTGAGTATCCTGCAGCTGCAGCGTCAATCCATGCCAATAATTTTCCACCAAATAAGTTTCCGTGAAATCCTAAATCAGATTTCTTAATTGGGTGCGTGTTCAGTAATTCCATCATTCGTTTCTTTTAACCATTCTTGTTTATATTCTTCGCAAACCTCTTCATACACTTTGTAGTGGTCTGCCTTTGGGTTTATTTTAAAGATATCTTTCACTCTTTCCATAACCTTATAGTAATATCCTCTTTCATGTGCGTGAATCAATCGTTCTTCGATTCTTTCTTCATTTGTCATAGTAAGTTGTTTTAAAGTTTTTTAAATTCAGGTTTAAGTATATTCCATATTAATTTATCGTATGGTTTTTCGTCCCACATTGCAAACATAACAGAACGATATGGTGGATGTGAATTTGTCATCACATGCTCCGCAAATTCTTTTTTAGTTGGTTCAGTTTCACGGTCACCGTATTTTCCATAACGGAAGTAATCGTGAGCTTTACCGCAGTGTTCAGAAACTTGGTAAAAACCATACTTTAATGTATCGGCATAGTCCTTAACTTTTTTGTAAAATTCGTCAGGAACATCTTTCAAAAATTCGTTAACATCACCACCATTAGATATGAAATCCCATATACCAGTAGTTGATACGTTGGTCATTATCTTATGAAGTCGTAGGTATTCTTCACCTTTGATTTTCATTCGGTCTCCATTTGAAAACTTCACAACAAATCCTTCGGCATTGCTCTCAACCATACCTTTCAAAGTGGTGTAATCTTTTATACCGTCATATCTTTTAACAACAGGGATACCTGACACGCTGTGCATATTAACAACCGCCTCATAATCCAACTCTTTACCTGATACACGACTGGTCATACCTAACACAACCAATTTTTCCTCATCACCATAATCAACTACGATACGGTTCTCAGGATATATGATTTCAAATAAAGTGGCATAACCTTTTGGTATTGACTCCAAGTTGTATTTGGTATCCAACATCTCTCTTGCTTTAACGGCTTGAGTTGAAGTGAATGAACCTCTTGTAGCAACAACCCATTTACCCTCATAGAAAAACAAGATACCCAAAGAACCATCCATCTTTTCGTAAACCTCAAATTTTTCAGTTGGGGTGTGTCGGTTTTCCTCTATGTTGAAGAATTTCTTGAATGGGTATGCAACTATATTACCTTCGTTGTCAGTTACCAAACCACGACATTGTAAAGTTACTTCATCCCATTTTTGATTGTATTGAACGTCAGGAGAATAATTCCATATAGACAATGGCAAAGTTCGGTGGGTCTGTTTAAACAGGTGACCAGTTCTACTGTATTGCTCCAAAGTGTATAAGAATTCGTTCATGGGACAAAGATACGAATTTTTTGCATAAAAAAAATCCCCACCTGTAAAAAAGATGGGGAATTCAGTAATTAAATTTGATTATTTTTCGATAATCATGTTTGTGGTTGGGATTCCAAGTCTCATCACAGGAATTGCCGAATTGGTATCCATGTCCTGTTTTTGCATGACTTCGTAAAAACCAAGTTCGCTACATTTTACGGTTGATACATTGTGAAATGTTTCTAATACTTGGGAATTTCCTCTTGGACCGTCTAATAGTTTAACAATTTTTGTTGTTGTGTTGAATGTAAGTGTTTGCATATATGTTATTTTAATTTTATTTCAAATCGGTCTTCCATGATTTGTACTTTATCTGCAGGAACCCCATGGACGTTGGTTCCCCCGTGTCTGTTTTCAACAATAATGGTATGAACTTTATATCCGTATCGTCTTGCGATATTACGATAGAATTTCATCTCCCAATCTTGTGTGAATGTGTTTGACACTACAATATTATTAAAGAAAATTGAATTAAACAAATTTTCTCTCATTCTATTTGCAACTCTTTGTTTGCAATCATTGTGAGCGTCTTTTAATTTTGTTGGGTCAAAGTTATATTTTCCCCTTTTCATAAAATACTGGTCAGCCTCAAATACTTGATATGATTTGGCAATTGACCTTGCAAATGTAGATTTACCTGAACCAGGTAATCCTCTAACTATGTATAGATTTTTCATAATTTTGTCTTCCTTTACATTTTGTTTTTTCGGTTATGTTCCAGAGTTCTTTTCCTCCGTTAACCATGTGACAATTGTGAGGTTTATCCGTTCTTTTGGAAAACCCCACGATTGTATCGTTGTGTTTATTTTTTACCACCCAAGGACATTCTTTACAGCTCGTCATATTTTTCAAGTTGTCCATATTTTTCTTTTGCTTCGTTTATACCCCAAATATCAAAAAAATCTGATTCACAATGTTCAACACCAGCATTCAATCGAATGCTGATGTCGTTTCTTGTCTCCAAAGATAACATTTCCGCAAGAATTTCCCAATTTAATACATGAAACATTTTAACCATCATCATGTAATTTGAATAATTGTTCTCCAAATCTTTGATTTGATTAATCTTTTCAGTTGCGTATCCAAATTGGTCGTCAAATAAACCCCAAGCTTTAATACATACTCCTTTCAACTCATCGAAGTATTCTTGTTTTGGTTGTTTATAATAATATTCAATCTTAATCATCCTTGGTCTTTGTTTTCAATTTCGTCTGTGTGGTGGTCGTTTTCCATTTCTGAAAGACGCTCACGTTTAATTAACATTGGAACCACTTCACGAATAATGTTGTATGGACGAAACTCAGGATGTCCATCCATACCAACATCCATTCGTTGTCCTTTACCAAAACGTAAGTTTGTTGGTAAGTGACAGTGTCCGTGAAGGTGCATTACACCCTTGTTTAATCCGTCCCAAGAACTGATTGGGTAGTGCATCAAACGGAATGTGTGGTCAGCAATTTTTAAAGTGTTGTAGTGAGAAACACTTTTGAAATAACCCTGACATCCTTGTCGGTTGTTCTCGATGTGGTGGTCGTGGTTTCCAAGAACCAAGTGAATGTTTTTACAAACGATTCGGTCCCAAAACTCTTTGATGGATTCAAACCCACCAAATGACCAGTCACCAAGACAAATCAAGATGTCGTCTTGCATCACCTTCTCGTTTATATTATTAACAATTGTGGCGTTCATCCCATCCAAAGTTTGGAAATTACGAGTTTGCCCAATTGGAATTGAACCATCTGGCATACGCCAGTTTGTCGTACCACGACAGATGTTCTTATGGTTATAATGTGGGTCCGAGAAAATCCACACATTACCTTTGAAATCTTTATCAATCTTAATCATAACACAAATCTAATATTTTTTCTTCAAACCAAAAAGGTTTTTCTCTATTTTTCCAAACTGCGAACGAAGCTTTTGCTCCACGGTAGTAATTTCTATAAGATTCCACCACAGAATCTACTTTATATTCGTCAGGCATTGCCTTCGGAGGTTCGGTGTAACCAATGTCTTGAATACTTGGTTTATTGGTCACACACCATTCGATTACATCCTGAGATTTATGTCTCTTTCCATAACGATAGGTGTATTCATAACACAACTCCAAACCAAGTTCACATAACACCAAATAATTGGTTAATGACTCACGAGCCCAAATTGCACAAGGGTGATTTTTGTGAGACAATTTGTATGGGACTTGGGGGGCGACTTGGGGGGCGACTTGGGGGGCGACTTGGGGGGTCATATGATGAACCCCACATAAAAGTTGAGCCGTTTCCAAAATCATTTTTACCACGTGCTTATCACAATGATATTGAGCACATTTTTTAATATCGTCGTCAAGGAAAAAGATGTTCATAGTTGAATTTTTAATTATTCAACAAATATACAAATTATTCTGTTACCAAAAAAACTGGATTCTGCTCTCCTGCGTGTAATCCCAAAATATTAAAGTCATAAAACTCAAAAGCTTCAGAATATGTCATACCGTCACGACCTATTAATATGTCAATTATTTTGGATTTAGAGTAAAGTACTCTACGACCATTACCAAACTCTTCAACCACACCAATAATCGCATCCTCCAAACCATCCAATAATATTGCTCCTTCGGCAATTTCGTCAATATAATAATCTTCAATAGTTCCCATAATGGAAACATAACCCTTATTTTTGGGTATGTCAAACAAATTGGGATTTTTATGGTATTTATAAATAAAAAACTATGAGAGGATATTTCGGATTAGGTCAATTATCTGCGGCTGAAAAGTCAGATATTTTAGACCAACATAAAAGTGTGTATAACGGATACCAAACAATGCAACCACAGGTATCAAACACTCAACCATTAACAGTTTATGATTTTGCTGGAGACAAAGAAGGATTGGTTGTTAATAATAAAGGTGAGGTTAAAAAATACACAAACATGGGAATCAACGAACAAGTTGAAACAAATGAAGTTTGTGATGATTGTGGTGCAATGATTATGGATGGAATGTGTACTGAATGTAATTACGGACACATGGAGGAAGAATACATGGAAGGTTCTAAAATGTGTGAACAATGTGGTGGTACTATGAAAGAAGATGTTTGTGAACAATGTAACATGGAAGAAGGTGTTGGTCATTTAGATGATATCTATGATGAGGAAGATTTGAATCCAAGTGCTGGTTTTGATTACATTGAAGGTTCATCAAATGACGTAGACACTTTTGAAGGAATGCACAAAAAACTTTATAAAGAACAAGACGAATTTGTCAATTACGATGAAAACATGGAAGACGATGACGATTTCCAAGATTACGAATCTTCTTATACTGAAGATGGTGTTGAAGACCCTGATAACGAAGATGATGGATATGAAGACCTTAACGCATCAGAAGTTACTGATGGTGAATTAGATGAACTTGATATTGCTGATTTAGTTAAAGGTAAAAGATACAAATATAATCACCCATTACATGCTGATGAATTTGAATTTGATAGTGAACACAAATATCCTGAAGGTGAAGACATGTATAGTTTTAGAAGTGGAAAAACGGGATATGCTATACCAGGAAAACAGGTGAAAGATTATGTAAGTCATTTAGATGACGAAGAATTCGGTTCAATTGAAGAACAAGGTGGAAATGTTGATGACATGGATGATGACGATGTTCAACCAGCATATAATTTTGATTCTAATGGACCTGGTGATGTTTATCCTGTAAACGAATTGGATGAAGACGATATGTATTCATACGACCCTGAAAAAATGTACGAATTTGATGATATGGAATCTGCTTGGGCTGACGAAGAATTGGAAGAGCAACCAGACATCTCAGGAGTTCAAGGGATATACGGAGCAATGGACAGAGCGTATGACTTTGATAGTGATGGACCAGGTAAGGGTGGACCATACCAAGAATTTTCTTACGAAAGTGAATTAGATGAAGATGAGGAGTTTACCTCAACCGAAGATGATTTTGAAGAGGTTGATGAAGATTTAAAAGAATCCTTTGTAAATCAACGAAACAAAATTATGGAAATGTTTAACAGATTTAATAAATTTAATTAATATAAAACCCCTCAAACGAGGGGTTTTTTTATTCTCTGTAGAATTTTGCACTTTTTCCGTATATTTCTTATTAAAATAAATGTCATGGAAATTAAGGAAATTGTTTCATACTTCTTAAATGCTGAGTCAAACATTTTAGAAGTGACGTTCAGAACTATCGCGGATAGTGATGATGTTCTTAGAACCGATAATATTGATTATTCAATATCAGAAGAATACGGGTATGTTTTGGAGTCAGATTACTTCAATTTTTTTGAAGATGATGATGAAGAAAATGATTATATGAATTTAGAACTCGAATTAGATGAGGATGTTCTCATATCATTTTTGAATGAGTATTACGAGGTTAATCCAAAGTTATTACCAAAACCTGAATACTATTAACTATTGTCTTGACAAATATAGTGTTATGTGTTTCTTACTGTTAGTGTAAGTCCCTTCGTGTCTTAAAGTTAATGACATTATACCATCATTAACTATTGTAAATGTTAATGGTTGAAATTGATTAGAACCTTTTGGTTTATATGAAAATTTAAGTATACCGCTAAAATATGCAGTATTACCGTATATGTTTGTCCATATTTGAGTTGAATCTTCGTTACCACCGTATTCCCATTTATATTCACCCGCTTGAGTTATATTTAACAAAACAAATCTTACATCCACATAGCTAAATTCCATAAAAAAATTGTTAACAGGTATAGAATCAAATGGTTTTGGTAACAAGTCATTTACACAAACTCCGTCAGTATAGATACTATCGATACCCTCGTCAGTTGTAGTGACAATTTTAGTAATATTATACATACCACTTAAAGTAACATCGCTTCGTTCAACAACATATTTCTCACAACCCGTAATGAGAACCAAAAACATCAAGATACCAACTATTCTTTTCATAGGACAAAGATAAATACATTTTTCCGATTATAAAAATATTTATTGATATGAATTTAGATGTAGATTATTTAATTGACTTTTTTACCAAAAATTCCGAATCAAGTAATGATGAAGAATTAGATGGTGAGATTGGAGAACAAGAAGGTGAGGCAGCTGCTTCATCACCCGCACCATCAACAGGTGGTGGAGGTTCTGTTCCAAAATGGGCTGATAGTTATCAGACAAAAAGAGGTAAGGCCAATATGTTAGGTAGAGCTGGCGAAAAATGGAATACAGGTTTAGCTAGAGGCTCCGCTAATCAAATTTGGTGATAGAGCATATTTATCAATATAATAATATATTTATTAGAAAAAAGATTATGAAACTACCAACTTATAGCCCAATAGAAGCTTTAAACAGAGTTAAATTAATGATGGGATACGACCCAACAAAAACTTTAACTGAAAATGAAAAATCAATTAAGACTTTAATTAAAGAAGATGATATTGATACCGATACTGAAAAATCAGTTAAAAAAGTTTTGGATTCTTGTAATTCAAGAAGTGTTGGTGAAGGTACGTTAGATGCCGCATCTATCGCAAGTGCATTTAATAAGTCATTTAATTATCAAACCGCTTATATGTTTGGAGGTACGGACGATTCTTTGTGGAGAGCACAGGCGGCAAAAATGAAAAAAGGTAACATGGATGACCTATGTAATATCAAAAAAGAGTTTGAAGATTTAGGTTATGGTGATTTTGCTCAAAAATTAGTTGATGAATTAGACGATGAAGAATTGGCAGAATTAATGGAAGCATTCGCAGCGATGAATTACAAAACTAAAAAAGAAAGTAACTTGAGAGTTGATAGTACTGAACAAAAAAATATTAATGAATTTAAGGCTAAATTCCGTTGTGTGTTTGACTCAGACTCTAATGTTGACCAAAAAGTATATTTAAATCAAAACAGATATACTTTCATTAAAGTTAGAGGTAATTCAGGTAGAGTTTATCAATTATTCTATGATGGAGCGTTAAAAGATTGGAATGGTACAAAATGGGTTGATAGTGGTAAATCGTTAAATTGTAATGGAAGACAAGTTGTTGTTGAATCACAAGAAAAAAAAAGCTTAACTGAAGATTTTGATGACAGTGGGATTAGAGTTAAAACCCCAACTCCAACAGGTGGAGGCGGAGGTGGTGGAGGAACAAGACCAGCACCTGCATATCGTAACTGTACTGGAACATATAAAAAAGGATGTAAATCTGATGTAATTGCAAAAGTACAAGGATGTTTAGGATTGACAGCTGACGGTAAATACGGAAATAACACACATACTAAACTTAGTGGTATGGGATTCGCATCATTTACTGATTCTGATGTTGATAAAATTTGTAATATACCAGCACCAGAAGTAAGTGGTGAAATTATAAAAATTGACCCGTCGAATACCGACTTTTAATATTTAAAAAAAATGAAATTTAATTTAACAGAAGGAGAAGTTAAAAATATCTTAGAGATGCACTCTAAGGTAAAAGAAGATAATAAAGTTATTTCTGAGCAAGTTACTAATTTAGCCAATATGAGTGGTGTTGAGTTAGCTAACATGAGAAGAGGTAGCAAATTGGCATTTGATACGAGTTATAATGGATTAAGTGCACTTCAGAAAAAAATAGTTGATGATAAATTGGCAGGCAAACTTGCAACAAGTACAGGTCAATCAACTAATACAAACGCAGGAAGTCCAACTAATACCAACACAGGTACTCAGTCATATGGGACAAACACAGGAGAACCTGAATTAACTCTTCAAGAAAAACTACAAGCATTGATTGATGATGGTTGTGTTAAGAATGGTGTTGTAGTTCAAATGGGTTCAACAAATCCTAATAAGCAATATGCAATCAAACAACAAAGTACATTAAATCCTAACAAATCTAGATATTTCTTTATTGATAATACTTACGGAACTGTAGTTGACGGTAAATTTAAATACGGAACTGAAAAATGGGAATGTAATTCTAATAGAATTAAATCTGACAAAGAAAAACAAGCTAAAGATAAAGCAGGGTCTGAAAGTCAAAAAGCGGCAACAGATGCTAATATAGAAAATTTGAAAAAAGAAGGTGGTTGGAAAACTTACGATGAGTTAATTGCTACCGAAACAAAGGAAAATATTAACAACCCTGCGATGTATGAAAAGAAAATTGTTGATGGTGTTACTTTATATAGAAGAACTTCAGGTAGAGGAATAACTAGTGGTTTAGATAAAAGACAACAAGAAGTTATATCTCAATTTAAGGCTAAAGGTGCTAAATTAGAAAATGAGGTAACGGCATTAGAGGCAAAGGCTTGGACAAGAAAATTAGTTAGTCCTAAATCTGATGGATTATTCTCTGAAGATTTATTTATGTATTTCCCACCAAACACAATTTCAAATACTGATATAACAACAGCATTTGAAGATGCAGTTAGAGACCAAACACCTGAAAGTCCTGAAGATTGTAAGAAAGCAATTGAGGCATACTATATGGCGTTTAAGAAGAAAAAAGTATTTACTGATGATGTACTTAGTTCGATGAAAGAAAAAGTACAGGCATGTAAAAATGAATTTTACGGTTCATGGGGGGCATTTGGAGGTGGAAAAACTATTGATGGTTACTTAAACATGTTAAGTGGTAAAGCGTCAGGTGGACCATCTTCATATGGTGAAGATTCAAAATGGAGACTTAAATAATATTTGATATGTTAGAGAAAAAAATAAGAAGGTCAATTATTGAGGCTAAAGAACAAAAAGAAAGACAATTGATTGAAACTCATTTAGTCAAGAGTAGACTTTCTGTTCTTGTTGAACACATTCAATCTGAAGAAGATTTTAATAATTTATCTGAAAGTAAAAGAATACAATTATCTTTTAATATTTTACAAGAACTTTCTTATTTAGAGTCGAGTGGATTATTATCAGAACAAAATTTGAGTGGAGTGTTTAAGTCTTTATTCGGAGGATTGTTTGGTAATGTAACTCAAACAGTATTTGAACCTTTAATTGGTAAATTAATTTATCCGTTGTTTGGTCAAGGATTCCTTTCTAATTTTATCATTTCATACTTAACATCAAGACCGTCAGAAGTAATTAGGGCAATGTCAGATTGTAAATTAATGACAAAATTAGTCGCTGAAAGTGTTGTTGAAGGTATGATTATGTCATTGCAAAGACAAAAAGGGTTTGATGCTCCTGGGTATTCATTTTTAAGAAACACTCTTGGTGATGTCATCAAAGGAACAGGATTTGTTTCAGGTATTGAAAACAGTATCTCTAATACAATCTGTAGTCTTTTTGGAAAATTTGCAGACAATGCTGAAAAAGTTAAATCTAAATTAAAAACATCTTAATTTAGAAAAAGAGATTCACAGGGTGAAGACCCTTGAATATAAATGAGAACTAAAACAAAAGGGGGTGTTCCAAATCTCAAAAAAAGAAGGGTTAATTACCCTTCTTTTTTGTTTTAACAATCTCGTCAATGATTCCGTATTCAAGAGCGTCGTCCGCACTTAACCACAAATCACGAGTGGCGTCTAAAGTAACTTGTTCTGTAGTTTTACCACAATAAGAACCCAACAAATCAAAAAGAATTTTATTTGTTTTTTCCCATTCAATCATATTGATACGAGCGTCTTGGATATTACCATAAGCCCCACCTGATGATTGATGTAACATTGTTCTGGAGAAACGTAATGATGAACGTTTACCCTTTGTTCCCGCTCCTAACAGAACTGAACCCATTGATGCCGCCATACCTGTATTTACGGTACGAATATCACAAGAGATGTATTCCATAACATCAACCATGGATAGACCTGATTTAACACTTCCTCCTGGTGAGTCAATGTGCATTGTAATGTCAGATTTATCACTTGAATCTAAGAACATCAATTGTGCTTGCACGATTGTTGACATGCGGTCATTGACTGGACCTGCAACCCATAACAATCTGTCTCTCATTAATCTTGAGAAGATGTCCATTTGAGTTGCTCTCATCTCTCTTTCTTCCAAAATGTATGGTGTCATTGATGATTCGATTTGTTGTGAGAAATAATCTAAATGTGAAGATGGTTTCCCTAAGTGTTTTGTGTAATAAGCTTGAAATTCTTTTCCGTAATCCATGTTTAGTATTTTAGTGTGGTACAAATATAGTTAAAATAAAACAAACCTCAAAATCAATTTGGATTATTCTTCAGTATTTGGAGTTTCACTTTCGTTAGGTGATTCAGTCATTTCACCTTCAGGCATACCTAAGTTTACTGCAGTACCTTCTTCAACATCTTCATCACATTTGTAAATGTGTACTTGGTTGTTTTGTTTAAATACGATAACTTTCTTAACTCCTTCACCTAATTTAACATCTCCGTTAATATCAACGACAATACCTTCATCGTCTCTGAAGATAAGTCCTAATGCTCTTGCGAAGATTAATGATGCGTTAATCAAATCTTGTTGGTTTTCACCTGTTTGTTCTGGGTTTGTGTAATTTTCCATTTTTATATATTATTTGTTTTTTATAAGTTTAATAATTTATTTTAATAAACAAAGGATTCCTGATACTCAGTCCAAGCCTTGTTTAGTGTCGCATTATCATTCATAATGGATGGAACATAAGGTTTATGTTTCATTACCATTTTTGCTTCCTCTGGAGTTCTATTACCCTTTCTAAGATTACATTTAAAACAACAAGTGACCAAGTTAGTCCATTCGTTTTTTCCACCACGAGATTTAGGAATAACATGGTCCAAAGTTAATTGTTTAACTGAACCACAATATACACATTCGTGATTATCCCGTTTATAGATTCGATTTCGATTCACCTTTGAAGTCTTTCTACTGAATTTGATATAACTCAACAATCGAATGATTAATGGTCTAACATAAGCTGTAAAATTTGCGTTAATCGGATTGTCATCTGATTTTATAATTTCGGCTTTACCCTTATCTACAAGGATAAACCCCCTCCTTGTTGAAGTTAAATTCAAAGGAGTGTAGTCGTAGTTTAATACCAATACGTTACTCATTTTTTCAATTTTTTATAAGGATAGTTTATTTTCTTTACAAAACAAAAAAAGGGATGAAAATTTCACCCCTTTATTATAAAGTAGACTTATTTACGGTTTATGGTTCGAGATTTTCCACTTCTCATCGCGACCTGTTCTCATTTTTGGTTTATCCAAAAGACACCTTTATTTTGTCTTACCTATAAATATAGGCAAAAGTCATTGCAGATTCAACTTTTTATATTATCTTTGTTATATGAAAAATCAACTCCCATACTGCAAAACATCTGAAGCAATTAAAGGTTACGATAATTCTGTAATTGCAAAAAGTGAGAACAATGATTGTGTTGTCCGTGCAATTGCGTCAGCATTTGAAATTCATTACGATTATGCTCACCAAACTGTTGCTGACACATTTGGTCGTAAACCAAAAGAGGGTACTCGTGGTTTTGTGTACGGGATGAATAGAATCGCCAAAGACCGTACACGTATTGGACGTAAGTGTTGCAAGATGATGGGTAAACCTATGAGTCAAAATTCTTCATTTAACACTCTTAGTTATGAGGTTAAGGTTAAGGGTCAAAAAGTTACTCGTCAAATGACAGTTGGGACATTTGCAACCAAATACCCAAAAGGTACTTACATCCTTACCGTTAAACAACACGCATTCACAATTAAGGATGGTATTGTAATTGGGAATCTTGAGGACTCAACTAAAAAACGTAAAATTGTTCAAGCGGCTTGGAAAGTTGGAAGTTAATTAATATCTTTGTGGTATGGAAAAATTTAGAATATATTTGGACGACGTAAGAACTCCTGTGAGCCCTAATAACGAATGGGTTGATAATGTACCTGAATGGACTGTTGTCCGTTCTTACGATGAGTTCGTACAGAAGATAAACTCAATTGGTTTGGAGAATATTGAATTGATTTCTTTGGACCACGACTTGGGTGATAGTGCAATGAAAGAGTGGTTGCATGGTGTTGTTAAAAACTATGAAATCAACTACGATAACATTACCGAAAAAACAGGTATGGATTGTACCAAATGGTTGGTTGAGAAGTGGATGGATGGTGAACCTGTTGTTGATGTTGTTGTACACTCTGCAAACGCAATTGGTAGTGCTAATATGATGGGTTATATCAACAATTACCGTCATATTAACAGATTACCCCAAAATTGTGTTAGAGTTATTTGGGAACACACCGTATAAATTTGTTGGTGTATGTATTTAAGATATAAAAAACCCTCATATCATGATAACAGAACCAATTATCCAAACTCAAGAAGAGGAAGTTGAATTACTTCCAATTCTAACTCCAGTCGAAGATGAGTGGGATAATATCCACGGAGATATTTTCCACTTCTAAAACTTCAGGACCCTTAGCTCAGTAGGTTAGAGCAACTGACTCATAATCAGTAGGTGCACGGTTCGAGCCCGTGAGGGTCCACAAACTTAACAAAATAAACAACATGCCAGAGTTTAGTACATACATCGACATCGAACCGTCAGAATATGTTGACGAGTGTTCAAAAAGTGATATTAAAGAACTGATTGAAGAATTAGTTATTCACGGTTACATTAACAAAAGTGATAGTTTAATTGACAAAGAGAAAATTAGTTTAATGGAACAAGAGTTCCATGAAAAACTTGACAAACTCAAATCAAAATACTACAACTTATCACCTGATGATGAAGAAACTTTAAAAAACTTATTTTTAAAATACGTTTAGGATTGATTTTTTGACTTTTAGTACTATTTATACTATAATTACAACAATGAAAAATTTGAATACACTTTTAGCAACTTTAGCACCGACGAATGGCGGAGGGAGAGATTTATGCTCACGTGTTCAGATTTAATCAAAGGTAATAAGAAGCCAAAATGATTGACCCTGAACACAAAATGTTCGGGGTTTTTTGTTTTATATGAGTTTTTTATTATCTTTGTAGTGTTCTTTGACTTATGGGAAAAATATAATCGGGGTGTAGCGTAGCCAGGTATCGCGCTTGGTTTGGGACCAAGAGGTCGTAGGTTCGAATCCTGCCACCCCGACTGAAAATTGGCACGTCGCTCAGAGGCCGAGAGCATCAGGCTGTTAACCTGACTGGGAAACCACACCGTAGGTTCGAATCCTACCGTGTCAGCAATTTTTTAGAACTATCAAATATTTATTAATATAAAATGTTAATGTTATGGAACGATATTCTAAAGAAATAATCACTCTACGAAAAGAAGGGAAAACGTACAAAGAGATTGTAAACTTACTTGGTTGTGCATTGTCAACAGTTTCTTACCATTGTAAGATTCATAAACTTGGAGATAATAACCAAAAAATTTCTGAAGATGAAATTAAAAGTTTTCAAATACTTTATGATACTTTAGGTTCAGTAAAGAAGGTTATGAAAAAAACAAATAGGTCATTTGAAACTATTAAAAAATATGTTAAAACGACTGAAAGACAAAAAACAACAACTAACTCTGAGTCGGTAATTTTGTGGAGAAAAAGAACTAAGATAAAACTTATAGAATATAAGGGAGGTAGATGTGAAATATGTGGATATGATAAATGTATGAGAGCTTTGAGTTTTCATCATAAAAATCCAAATGAAAAAGATTTTTCTATTTCAGGTAAAAGTCTTAGTTTTGAAAAATTAAAGGGTGAGGTTGATAAATGTATGTTAGTATGTTCAAATTGTCATTCTGAAATTCATGACGGAATGTACAATTAGGTGTAATGCGAGAGTAGCTCAGTTGGTAGAGTACAACCTTGCCAAGGTTGGAGTCGCGAGTTCGAATCTCGTTTCTCGCTCCATTGCGGGAGTAGCTCAGTTGGTAGAGCGATAGCCTTCCAAGCTATAAGTCGCCAGTTCGAACCTGGTTTCCCGCTCAATGAGTAAGAGATACTCAGTAGTTTTGGTACCGTTACTGATAAATGGTATAGTCGTCGCCTCACACGGCTTTATGGAGGAGGTCGTCGGAAGAAAGGCAAGAACACCATCTTGACCTCCGAGTATATGGTTGACTTTTAAGCGGTAAGACGCGATGGGTTTTGAATAGAAAAACTATGAATATCTACTCCCTGTAATCTCAGGGTGGGAAATGTGAGAGTAATCGGTCGAGCTACATCTAGCCGTTAATCACAATATTGGTTTGGAAACAGAGGTAGCCGTGACTTTTCCAACCGAGCCAACCAAGCTTACTATGATACGGGTTAATACCTGTGGATTAGAGGTGACGGTCAGGAAAGACTGACAATTTTGGTCCTGAGGTCAAACGGTTAAGATATCTCCCTGTCACGGAGTATGGAGCGGGTTCGACTCCCGTCAGGACCGCCAGGGGCTCGGTGGAAGCCCATGAGTAGGTGATGAGTCTACGTCCGCCAAAATTGCCTCCTTAGCTCAGCAGGTTAGAGCGGCTGATTTGTAATCAGCAGGTCGTTGGTTCGATTCCGACAGGAGGCTCAAAAGTTTTTAATAAAAAACAACACGATTACCAAATTAATACGTTATATTTGTATAAACTTAAAAACATAAATAAGATGACAGAAAATGAACACAGATTTGAACGAAAATTACGTATTGGTTTTGGTCTCATAATTGTTGGATTTGTTATTTGGATGATGAGTTCATGTTCGACATCACAACACGTTGATTGTGATGCTTACGGTCAAATAACAACACAACAAGTTGACAAGACTAGTTAAAACAGGGGGTTACATGTACCAAGGCTTGGCGAGAAACACTTGCAATGTTTCTGAGGTGGGTTCGATTCCCACTAGCTCCACAAAATAGAAATTATGGCACATCCAAATTTACACGCAAAAAGTTCGGCAAAAAAATTCGGTGGAAAACCTGAGGATTATATTCATCTACATGAGTGGATGGATGAAACCAAAAGTTGGTTGGGTGATTCATTACATAGAATGTTCCGACACCATAGTGAAGGAATCTTTGAAATGGAAAAACGATTTGGTCCTGAATTTACAAATAGCGATGGGAAAATAGTTTATACTCGATATGTTGGAGAACAACATGTTAAGGAAGATTGTAATAATTATATTCCATGTGCAAAGGAATGGATTACCAATATTTCAGAAAATAAACGACCTCAATGGATGTTGAGGACCATGAACATAGAAGACTGATATTTAATAGTATGAAAGGAATACTAACACCAGAAGAAAAACAATACTTAAGAAGAACTGCAAATTATCTTGGTTCTTTAGGAATGAGAAATGGATACATTGATATTGAAATGGAACAAGATGATGACCGAATTAACTCTAAAGACGTTAATTGGCGTCATGTAACTAAATTTGAAAACAACTATAGTGCAGATATTCCTGAAGGATTGAAACCCATTTTAAAAAAAGTACTTGAATATGTCGATTCATTAGATAATTTAAATAATGATATTATTGATGACATCAGTCACCAAAGAATTGAAATCAATATTAATGGTGAAGATAAGGAGATTACAGTTAGACATGAACTTTATTATTACAGTCGAGATGATGGTCATATGGTTGAATACGATTCTGAAGATGATATAGAAAGATTTAACCGATGGATTGACGAAGATTTAGAAGATGTTGAAGTGCCTTCTGACGGTATTTTAACTTTACCTTACAATGGTGGTGGTGATTCGGGATATATTGAAAGTTCTTTTGAACCAACTGGTGATGCAGTACCTGCAAGTATTGAAAATTGGTGTTATAGTGAACTTGAAAGTCATTTTGGTGGTTGGGAAATAAATGAAGGTTCCGATGGGGTTTTCATATTCAATTTCAACGATTCAACTGTTACTTTGGAACACACATACAATACAGAAGAAAATCAGACCGATACTCTTTATGAAGAAAGTTTTGACAAGTAAGTTGTATCTTTAAGTAAAATCAATTATATTTGTACCATAGTAAAATAAATGCTCGGGTGGTGGAATAGGTAGACACGCCAGACTTAAAATCTTGTGGGCTTTACGCCCGTGCGGGTTCGATTCCCGCTCCGAGTACCAAAATATGTCTTCGTAGCTCAGCTGGATAGAGCAACTGCCTTCTAAGCAGTAGGTCACAGGTTCGAATCCTGTCGGGGATACAATATATCATATCTTCAGGTACCCGTACCGCAAACGTAGGGTTAAGTAAGATACAATTTCGTGTTACATTTATGTAAAAGCGGGGAGTAGAATGCCTGTCTGATGTGATATATATGCCTTGGTGGTGGAATGGTAGACACGTATGTCTTAGGAACATATGTCTTATGACGTGAGGGTTCGAGTCCCTCCTAGGGTACAATGAAAATAAACATTTATGCGGTTATTATTCTTTTGGTGAATTTTTCGTTTTCTGTATTTGCAATACACAAATCAAATACATATCAAACACCATCAAAAGATAGTATAAATCAAATAGATTCAGTTTTTTCAATAAAAATATTTGACAAAAAATAAACTTTTACTATACTTCAGTATAATTATAATACAATGAGAACAACAATGGTCCATATTTCGTCGTTTAAGCAACAAGAGATTTGTAGCTGGTATCGCTATGTGGAAAATTGTAGTTCGGAAAATAAGGTAAAATAACAAGTTAGAAATAACAATAAGGTTAAACCCCGAACTTCTAAAAAAAGTTTGGGGTTTTTTTTTACCCGATAGTGCAAGATTAGAAAAAAGTTTTTATCTTTGTACCATCAAACAGAATGAGAGTGTTCTTTGACATGTTGGAAACCAAAATAGTCCTTTAACTCAGCGGTAGAGTTCTTGCCTTACATGCAAGCGGTCGTAGGTTCGAATCCTACAGGGACTACATAAATGGTCGGTTCATCTAGGGGTCAGGATTCAAGGTTTTCATCCTTGCCACACGGGTTCGAATCCCGTACCGACTACAAAAAAAGATTTGGTAGATTGAAATAATCTACTTATCTTTGTAAAACATTGATAGTGGTTTTCCCCACCCAACGGATGTCGACAATCCAGGATGGAATCGGAATTCATCACCCTTTCTGCCGAGGCCTCGTAAAACTACGATTAAGCAGTTAAGATTGGAGCGAGATGGGTACTCCATCACTATCAACAATATTTGGTGTGATAGCTCAGTAGGTAGAGCAGTAGACTGAAAATCTACGTGCCGCAAGTTCGATTCTTGCTCTCACCACGGAGTCCTGAAATAACAGGAAACCCCCACTCCCATATGGCAGTCAGTCCGTTAACCTGATGAAGTGGGGTAAATAGTCAAGTGGACGTAATGCGGGATGGTACCCAAGTCCGAAAAACACCACGGTCCATAACCATTTGGACGCGAGAAGTTATAAGGTTGTCTAATCCGTCTTGAACGGTATTCGGTTCGAGTCCGACCTTGACTACAAAAAAATTTTGGCAGTTTGAAAAATTGTTGTATCTTTGACCTATGAAAACGAGAGAGAAACTTTATAAGAGTGTAAACGGGGAATACCTATATTTGTTTAACTGGGTTGAGGGAGGATTCAACGATGTTTGGGCTCCAAACAAAAAAGAGGCGTATCGCCGAGTGGTGAATGACCGTAAAGAGTGGGAAGAAAAAAATCCAACTTACTCTAAATTACGACCTGACTACAAATCGATGCGTCGATGTACTTACTCCGAATACGAAGCACAGAATCGTATGGGTTGGATGATGAGTATGTAAGATACTGTTGGTAGAAAATGCGTAGATTGATAAGCGTGGAGAGACGTGACGCAAGGGTACACACTAAGGACAGGTAGACATTCTTAATTGTATTGTCGTAATTCCCAACTCTCTAATGGTGTGTGAAGTCGTGAGACGGGATTCCTGATAAAGTCAATCACTATCAACAAACATGGTGGCTATAGCTCAGTAGGTAGAGCAAAGGTTTGTGGTACCTTGTGTCATGGGTTCGATTCCCATTAGTTACCCAAATACGGAGAGATGGCAGAGTGGTTGATTGCGTCAGTCTTGAAAACTGAATTACGGGAAACTGTAACGGGGGTTCGAACCCCTCTCTCTCCGCCAAAGTAAAGAGAACCGTGAGTCCGCGGATGGAAACAACTACAGGACGAGCATACGTCATACTTTACTTTAATTAGTCAGGTTTGGTACAAGGTCGGTTCGAGTCCGATGGCAGGTCATGGATGTCGGGTAGCTCCCTGTAGAGAGGTTCAATTCCTCTCCTGACTACAAAAAAATTTGGCAGATTAAAATATTAGACATATCTTTGTATTATGAAAAACAAGGAAAATTTAGAATATTGGTTTTGCAAAATAGGTCCTATTGACAGAAGTGAAATACCTTTTGGTGGTGACGGTCCATTGAGAAGTGCCGTTGAAGATAAGTTTATTGATATGTTTGGAGAACAAGCGAAAACCTGTGGTAGTGGTTGGGGATTAAAAGAAGAAATGAAAACAAGATTGGATATCATTTCTTACCTACATATCACAGACCCAAGTGGGGAAATGTTAAAACAAATTGATGAAATCTTGAATAAACGACCGATGTTTTAAATTAAAATAGTCAGGTGGCGGAATGGTAGACGCAATAGGTGAAAATACCATACAGATGTTCACCCATCTAATGCAATGGTTTACAGGTTCGAATCCTGTCCTGACTACACGGTTCGGTTCATCACCGAATAGTATGCCCAATACGATGAGAAGTGAGGTGATACTTCACATGGGATTTCTGATAGAGAAAGGCTCTATCTGGTTTGACTAGCCACGGGGAAGAGCAAAGGGAGTTAAAGAACAACGTACTCTCATAGTCAATTTATTGTCACGTAACTCAGCGGTAGAGTTCTTCTCTGATACGGAAGCGGTCGTAGGTTCAAATCCTACCGTGACAACACAATGTCTTCGTAGCTCAGCTGGTTTAGAGCACTTCACTTTTAATGAAGGAGTCACAGGTTCGAACCCTGTCGGGGACACTATAAGGTCGGTTGGTCGAGTGGTTTAGGCGGTAGTCTGCAAAACTATCTACACAGGTTCGATTCCTGTACCGACCTCAATATACACGTCTGTAGCTCAGTTGGTAGAGCACTGGTCTCCAAAACCAGGTGTCGGTGGTTCGAGCCCATCCAGTCGTGCAAAACTAACACAGAATGAATGATACGAGCCACCAAAGTTCGAAAGGAGTCAGGGTGTTGGTTTAACTTATAGGTTGATTGGGGAAGTCCATAACGTTAACGTGTCAGTAGTTCGTTGTTGTGGGGGAGTTTGAACTGTCATAGTAACGCCAATCGTAAAAACAGATGTCCACTGAACCATCTTCTGTTTTCCTAAATTGGGTCAGTTGAGCAATTGGTCGGCTCGCTAGTCTGTAAAACTAGTTCATTTGTGACGTGTAGGTTCGAATCCTACCTGGCCCACTTAAATTGTCCTGTGGTGTAATTGGCAACACGTCTGGTTTTGGTCCAGAAGAGTATAGGTTCGAGACCTGTCGGGACAACAATTGGTTTTGTGGTGTAACGGAGAGCACATGAAGCTACGGACTTCAGAGTGAGGGTTCGAATCCTTCCAAAACCACCATGGCGATGTAGTTCAGTGGTAGAACACTTCTTTCATACGGAAGGGGTCGGTGGTTCGATACCACCCATCGCCACTATATTGGAATGTAGCTCAGTTGGTGAGAGCAGTTGTCTTATACACAACAGGTCATGGGTTCAACTCCCATCATTCCGACAATAGGAAGGTTACCCAAGTTGGTGAAGGGGTCAGTTTGCTAAACTGATAGGTCAAGTAATTGGCGCGAGGGTTCGAGCCCCTCACCTTCCGCAAAAGTTGACAAAAAAGGATTTAAAACCTATATTTGTAGTATGGAAAAACTATCAAAAATAGGGAACAATATAGTGGGTTCTGAAATCATCAAAATCTCACAACAAATCAAAGAAATCTCTAAAACAAAACCTGTAATCAATTTAACCATTGGTGATTTTAATTCAGGATTTTGGCCAATCCCACCAAAATTGAAACAACACATTGAACAATGTTATGAGGATGGTTTGACCAATTATCCTAATTCTCAAGGTGAGATTAATTTAAGAGAATCGGTTTCCAAACATATTAAACAACAATTTGATGTAGATTATTCTCCTGAGGAAATCTTAATTGGTGGTGGAGTTCGTCCGTTGATTTATACGGTTTACAAAGCGACCACAAATCCAAACGAATCAGTAATTTATCCTGTTCCATCTTGGAACAATAACCACTATTGTTTTTTACATGGAGTTGAAAAAACTGAGATTGAATGTCTACCTGAAAATTCATTTTTTCCAACTGTAAGGGATATTGAGGTTAGGATTGGTGACAATACATCTTTGATTTGTATTTGTTCACCACAGAACCCTACAGGTCGTGTGATTGACCCTGAAGTTCTTAAAGGTATTTGTGAGTTGGTGGTCAATGAAAATAAAGTTAGGGCAAGTCAAGTCGGTTCAAGACCTTTGTATTTGTTCTTTGACCAAATCTATTCTGACATCACACAAGATGGTAAATTTGTACATCCAATCAAACTATGTCCTGAAATCAGACCATATTTGATTTGTGCTGACGGTATTTCCAAATCACTAAATGCCACTGGTGTTCGTGTTGGTTGGTTGTTTGGACCAAAAGATGTTATTGGAAAAATGACTGAAGTATTGTCTCACATTGGAGCATGGGCACCAAAACCTGAACAACATGGTTTGGACAAATATATTAGAGAAAATTATGATGATTACCTGTGGCATGTCAATTATGTTAAGAACGAATATGAATGGATTACGCATAGTATCTGTAAAAAGTTTGAAGAGTTAAAAGAAAAAGGTTTTAACGTTGATTGTCAAAGACCAGAAGGTGGAATCTACATTTCAGTTTATTTGGGGTATGTAAATTCATTCGACTCAACTGAAGAATACATTTCATTTCTAATTAACAATTGTGGTCTTGGAATTGTACCATTTGAATATTTTGGTTCAAAAGAAAAGGGATGGTTCAGAATTTCGATTGGTAATATTTCCAGTAGTAATTTGGACGATGTTATTAACACAATTGAAAAGTCGGTAGTGAAATCAACATCTTTTGTTAATTCTAGGATATTTTAAAAAAAATATTTAAATAAATTGACGAATCAGGGTTCCTAACTTATATTTATCATTCATTGAATATGAAAAACATTATGAAAAACACAATTCTTACATTATTCACAATCGTAGCTTTAGCCTCTTGTGGACACGAAACAACTGAAACTAAATCTGATTCAACCATGGTAGATTCTGTTATGGTAGATTCATCAACAATTGATTCAACCGTAGTTGCAGACTCAGTTGAAGTTGAGTCATCTGTTGAAACTAATTAATTGGTTTTTGACTACAAACAAAAAACCCACTTTTCAGTGGGTTTTTTTTATTATAATAATCCTTTAATTCTGTTAATATTTTCTTCTAACTTTTTACTTGGTTTCTTATCGAATGATTTTTTTAAGTTTTTATAACTACTTAGAAAAAATCCATCATCAGGTGAACTATCATCATTTTTTGGTTCTTCTGGTTCTTTAGGTTTTTCGTCAGAAGATTTTTTTAAACCTCTATATAAACTAGTAAATATACCAACATCTTCGCCTTTATCTTGTTTAGTGTTAGGAGGCGTTTCATTATCAAAAACAATTGAAGTCCTGTTTTTGTTATGTTTATATAGTGTAACCAAAACGTTTGAATTTGTTGTACCTAAAACAGTGCCAACCCCAACCCTATCTTTTATTTTTTGTGATGGAGATGTAATACCGCAATATTCCAAAAACCCATCCTCAAATTCTATAACAATTTGGTTAATACAAGATGTGTTATTTATTACGTCGACAATTTTTCCTGAAACAGGACTTTTAATTTTTGTATTTGAATTTCTTGGAATTAATACTTTACCTCCTCTAATTTTTGCACCAACACCAAACGTACCTGGTTTAAATGATTCTTTAATACCCATAGAATTTAATATTGAAAGACCAATTTTACTTGCAAAATTACTTGAACTTGGTGTTTCTGTGTCTTGAGTACTGTCCTCTGTCGATGTAGTATTGGTTGAAGTTTCTGTTGAACTTGATGTTGGTTGTTGACTTGGAGAACCCGTCATGTTTGATACGTGAACATGGTTATCATGACCTTCAAATCCAAAAGTTAAAACTGCCTTTGGGTTACTTGGTCCTTCGGCATTTTTATTGTACCCCATTGACACTAACGCAGCTACTAATTTGTCGGCATCTGCTCGATTAGATGGACTAACCGCTTTACCATTAATCATGGCAATATCAACGGCATTTCCTGTTGTGTGTCGGCTTGTATTACCACTCTTAGTTTTGTTCCCGTGTCCACTAATTCCAGTTGTAACACTAACATTTACACCAGCACTTTTTGCAGCATTTTGGATGTCCTGTAATAAAGTGGTATTGATATTATCTGATGCGGGATTACCGTGGCCAATATTCCTGAAATCAATATTGTTGTAGGAATCCGTAACTTCAAATACCAAGTTTTTATTTTCATTTATGATATTATAACTTGATAATATATCTTCAATTAATTTTTTTTGATTACTCATAATCATAAATAGTTTAACAATAAAAAAAACCGACTATTGGTCGGTTCTTTTAGTGTAGACCAATCTTTTGATTTCTGACTTAACAGGCTCTTCAGATTGGGGTTCAGGTTTATTTACTTTCTTTTTAAAAAACGATTTAAAAAAATTAATAATTTTATTTAATGTTGTCTTGATTGTTTTCATATCTTTCCAATGGAATTATCATCCACATCAATAAGTATGTGATAATAATTGGAAATGGTGTAAAAACTAATGCAACAAAAATAATTCTTATTATTGATTCATCAATATTGAAATATTCTGAAAGTCCTTTACATACTCCCACAATTTCTCCATGTGGTCTTTTTAATCTTTTCATTTTCCTTGTTTGTCTTTTTCTGATATTGTAATTTTATTAACTCCACTATGTTCAAAAACTACATTTGACACTGTTGGGTTTTCAAACCAACGCAAACTATGCTCACTTTCAGGGTTATAATCACCCTCAACCATGTAAACAACAATTGTATTAGGTTCAAGTGTTAAAAATCCGTGAGCCATGTTATTCGGGATGTATACCGCTTGGTTTTCATTAACCTCACAATAATCAGTTTCACCTGTTTTTAAATCAACCATAAAGTCGATAATTGAACCCTGAACCACTTTAACGTATTTTGTCTGTGGTGGATTGGTTTGGTAATGTAATCCTCTAAAGGTAAATGGCTCAGTATTGATACTGATTGAACATTGAGTCCAATCAATATCTAATACCTTTGTGTTTATCGGTGTGTAAGACCCCCTATCGTCTTTGAATGTTTCGTGTTCGTGTTTAATCATTTAAAAATTTCAGTATTTTATCTTTTATTCCTGATTGTTTGATTCCTTCATTTGAAGACGGTGTCAATACGAAATTATCTAATCCCCAATCTTTCCAATCCTCTCCATTCTTACCCATATCAAGGTCATCAACTGCGACCCAATGAGTAACTTCAGGATGGTCATGTAAGAATTGTTTAATCTCGATAACACGGGTCATTTCCAAATCCCAACGAGGAGACCAAATCCATATCATATCATTATACCATGTACATTGACCCAAATTAGTTGTTAATGCGATTGGTTTTTTGATGATACCTTTTGATTCGTAATATTCTCCCATTTCTTCGAGATTAGCCCACCTCTTCCAATCAGAAGACGTTACAATTTCGGCACCTGTTTCTTCCAAGATTTCATTCAAAGTCTTAACAGCTTTTTGATTAAAGTTATCAAAACGATATTCAAGGGGCATTTCTGATGTTGTCATAGATAATTTACGACCACCCCATTTTGTTTGTTTCTTAAATCGACCACCCCACTCTGAAGATAAACAGATTACTCCATCATGGTCCAAAAATATAACTTTCATAACGCAAATATAGTATATTTATATAAAAACACAAAGCATAATAAGCATAAAAGTTTAATTTATATCTATGGACGATGATAGTGAAAAACAGAACTTGGAGAAGAACGTTTCAAGACAATCTCTCCCAAATCTCTTTAATGTTGGCGTTATTCTTCAATCCTTTTGGATTCGATGCCGTTCAATATGCTCTAATGTTGTGGACAGGGAGTTTATGGAAAGCCAACTTTATTTTGTATTGTGTTGCGGCAGTATTTTTTGGTTTTTACTTATATTTGAGGAAATTATCTAAAAAACCTTAAAGAGCTTCAAGTTGTCCTTCTTTAAACCTATCAAAGTTTGGACCTTTTTTCAAATAGAATTGACTACCTTTTTTATTGTAATCTAATATCCCCGCTAATTTTGCCGAATTAAAAAATCCACTATGTTGACCTCTCCATTTGGATGAGATATGCCAATCTTCCTGACCAGTTCTTGAATAATATGGTTTTCCTTTAACATCTTTCTTTTTTAGAAGTCCTGCATTAGTTAAGAAATCCAATTTGGTACCTTCTTTCCCTGATTCTAAATAATCCACAAGTTGTTTAACCAAACCTGAATCCTGTCTCTTGAATGTGTATCCATAACTTGACCTATTTGGAGACCACACGGTTTTTCCACCATGTATTTTAGACATAAATTCGGGACTGTTTCTTAAAGAATATACTACCCATTTTTTAATTTCCTCACAAAACCTGTTAAATACTTCTTGAGGAGAATTACGACGGTCTGTAAAATAATCATGATTAAACAATATTTGTCTATATCCGTCAGGTAAATCCGCGTTGATTTCCGTGAACCATTCCCCTCTTGGTGAAAATGATACATCAAAGAATACTAAATTGTTTTGATTACTTGGTTTAATTCCATATGAAATATTTAAATAATAACTATCAACATTATCTTCATCTATTGATATATTTAAAGTTGCTTGACCTAGTTGTTCATTATAGTTAGTTCTTTCTGCTTGGTAGAATTCTAATCCAACATTTTCTTTAGTTCTAAGTTCTTTACCAATATCGAAGAACGAATAATTTTCCCAATCAAAGATTTTATCGAAAATATGTTGTCGGTATTTTTCTTGGTCTTTATCCCAATCATTTCTAATTGTTTCAATAACTTTTGGTGCACCAAGATTAAATACGTCTTTTTCTCTGTCGGTCATTCTCTCATCGGTTGCGTCATACCATGTCTCAGCACCAGGTTTTTTGTGAATGGCTATTTTGTAGAACTTATTACTCCTATCAAATTTTTTCAAAATTACATAATATAATGCTTGGTCGTTACCTGATGTGTATTGATTAAAATATGTTGGTGTATTTGCCATGGTTGTACACCATTTGGTTCCTGAACCATACTTACATGATGCTTCATATGTTAAAGGTTTGACAATTAAAATATTGGAATCTTCATATAATTTCTTGGCTCCTGATGAATCAAACTTATTTTGTTGGCTTTTTGAAGTTTCTTTGTGTGATTGTATGGCATTTCTTAAACCAGCAAAACTATACTTATTAATATCTTTTTCTTCTAATGATTGTTGGAATCTATCAAACTCTTTAATTAATTCAACATCGTCTATAATTTCTTCAATAGATGAATTTGGATGTAAATTTTTTAATAAGAAATCTCCGTATTTGAAATTGGTTTGAGCCAAAAAAGGATGACCTAAAGCATACTCCAATACCTCAATATGTTCTGGGTCTGCAGAAAATTTTTCTTCATATTTTTTACGTAAATCTTCTTTACGACCTTCAATAATAAGGATTGGAACTAATCTCATAACCATAAATATATGGTAATAAAAAAACCTCACCATATGATGAGGTTTTAATTGGTGGAGGTAGAGGGATTCGAACCCTCGTCTTGCCCATCTTGACAATAAATGACTACACGCTTAGGTCAACATTTAAGCTAATGTTCCGAAATTTCACAATTCCCTTATTTTAAAGTGGTTCGGTTTACTGAGAACTAATCCTCCACTTGTTTCTTTTAAGATAGAAACCACACCTTACAAGGACTTCTGTTCCTGGGTTAGTGTCCTCCCGACCCGATGGTTCTTCCTAATCTGATTAGGCTGCAACCGTAGCATCTTCACGGACTAATCCGATAGCTGCCATTTTGTTTAAAACGTTGCCGTTTAACTTTTGTATCCGTAGATTTAAGTGATAGGAAACTTCTCACTGCGTGCCACGTATCCCCAACTATGTCAATCGATACCAGTGTACCCCCATATTTTCAAAGAACATTAAAATCACTTTCGCCCCCTGTATAACTTTCGTTGGATGCTTAAGGTCAGCCTTAACTATTAAGGGAGCCACCCGTGATTTGTTATACAAAGGTAAGTATAAATATGAATATTCCAAACAAAACTGGTATTTATAGTAAAAAAATCCCCTGTGATAATAATTGAAGGTAAAACCGAAGACGTTGCAAAGAGATTGAAACAAAAGTTTCAGTATGATGGTCCATTTATTGACAGGATATTAAGTGTTGACCCTACAAGATATAAATACGTAGAATACATTGCCAAAAAATTAGAAAAAATTATTCCTGAGTTGGCAGGACCTAATGGTGGTCTTAATGTACAACAGGGAGAGGCTCTACAAGATTTATTTGGGACAATCATCCCTTGGTTCCATGCGAACGTAAATAGAATCAAAGAAGACGATATTTGGACTGCTGAAACAGCATTTAGAAACGACATGAATAGTGAATATGTTGTTCCAAACATTGAAGGTATTGCTCGTTCACCAAAAGACATCAATCAATATGAAAACCCACAATTCATCAAAAAGTTGATGAATACGATTGACGCAAGAAAAACTCAAAGGGAAATTGAAAGAGAGATTAAAACTCAAGCCGATAAGATTTATGAAGACAATGATGTCTTAGTTGTTAGACCTAAATCACATGCGGCGTCATGTTATTATGGTGCCAATACAAAATGGTGTACAACACAAACGGGAAACCCTGGTTATTTTGAAAAGTATTTCAGAGACGGAAACTTATATTATTTTTTAAATAAAAAAACTAATGATAAACTTGCGTTATATAGAAACGAAAATGAAAGACAAACCGAAGTATATAATTCTCAAGACCGAAATATACCATTAGAAGATTTAAGAGAAGCATTCCCAAATCAAAATGAGTTAATTGACGAATTATTAGGGATAGGTGAATTCATTAAAAAACTACGTGAATTTAGTAGAGGTAAGGCAAGTATTAGAGAACTTGAAGATTCGGATTCATCAATACTTGAAGTTATTCCTGCAGACCCATTGGGTCAAAGTAAAATTATATTTGATTTTGGCGATGACGATAATTTCTTAAAAATGTTGGATTTAAGTGATGATGACATTTGGTTTTTTAATGTGATTAATAGTCATTACAGTGATTATGAATTTATAGATTCATATACCGTTGATGAAGATTGGAAAGAAGGGTATATTGTTTATGGTGATTTAAATGATGAAAATAAGGAAAAATTAAAACAAATTTCGGAAGTTATATTACCATCAAAAGAATTTAATTTAAATAGCGACGAATATAGACAAGAGTTATCTTCAGTATTGTTAGATTTATTTGAAAGAGAAACCGATAATATTCTTAGTGACTATTTTGTGGAAAAAAATAGGGAAATGACAATTACCGCAAGAGAAAGTATGAATAAAGAACTTGAAAAAGTTGTGGAAGATATTGGGTTTTATTTTAAAAGAAAATTTGATGAGGTTTATACTACTCCTGCAAATATTGTAATGTTGGCAGCAAAACTTGGTATTAATAAAATTGATGCTATGTCATTAATAAAACAACTTATTGAAACATATGCTGGTAATATAGGAGGTTGGGCTGAGGACCAATATGAATACCAAGATTATGATAATTTTGATAAGGACTCATTTAATAATGAAGTTGAAAGACAATTAGATTCAATTATTGAAAAATTGGAAGATGACGTAAATGTTACGGAGTTTTTGGAATTTAGAAAAAGAATATTATCTAAATACAAAATAGATGTATGGTATGAATTACCAAAAGACAAGAAAAAAAGTTTCAAAATAAAAGAGTTTGATAAAGATGATATGACAGTATCAGTTGAAATGAGAACACCTGAAGGAAGATTTGAAACTAAAAAATATCCCGAAGAAAATTTTTATTATTTATTACACCAACCAGAGTTATTTTAATTTGGTTAGTTCTAATTAAAGTTATATATTTGCTTTATGGAACAAAATTTAGAATTACTTAAAGCCGTTTTGAGCGTGCCTACCGCAACGTATCACGAAGAAAAAATGGTCGCATTTTTGGTTAATTGGTTAACTGAAAATAATATTGAACACTACGTAGACCAACATAACAACGTCTATGCGACCAAACAAGAATCCCAAGACCTTCCTGAAGATTTTTATTTTCCATGTGTAATTTCACATACGGATACCGTACATGGACTTAACGATATCAATATTCGTGAGGAAATGTTACCAAACGCCCAAAAAGAAATTAAATTATCTTATAAGGCATACGATAACGATGGAGACCCAACAGGTATTGGTGGTGATGACAAATGTGGTGTTTTTGCATGTCTGACATTGTTAAAAGAACTACCTTATGTTAAGGCGGCATTCTTTGTATCTGAAGAAACAGGATGTCACGGTTCAATGAAGGCAGACCCAACTTTCTTTGAAAATGTTGGATACGGAATTCAATTTGATGCACCTGAGAACTGGATGATTACAGAGAAATGTTTTGGTCAAGTTTTGTTTGATAGAGAAACAGAATTCTTTGATGCTTGTGATGAAGTATTAACTGAAGGAATGGGTGATAGAATGAGATACATGGTTCACCCCTACACTGACGTATATGCTCTAAGAGGTAAGTTTGACTTCTCTTGTATTAACTTCTCAATTGGATACTACCAATATCATACAAGCCATGAATACGTCGTTGTTGAGGATGTAATTAACGGTATCGACATGGGTAAAAAAATGATTGATAAACTTGGTCATAAATTACATTATAAAGAGATGGTTGAACATGGTTGGAAATCCAAGTGGGTTTTTTAAATAAAGTTTTCTAACTTATCTAAATGTCTTTTAATCATCGGGTGGTCTTGAATATCATTATATTCGCCACCTGATTTTTTTATTTGTTTAATACTATCTATAATCATTTTTAATTGATATAATACCATTTTAGAAGTTAATGGGTAATTTTCAATATATGATGACAACCCTAAATTTTGTTTTGCAACATCAATAGGTAATCCAAGTTTGATTATTAGTTTTGCAATCATTTCTTTTCCAAATCTATCGGCATCTAATTCTAAATCCCAATAATGGTTTGCAATTTTTTCAAAGTCTTCTAAATCATAATCCGTTAAAGGATTGTCTAATCCCATTCCAGTTTTATCCATTTGTTCTTCATGTCTTATTTCATGGAATACGGTGTAAATAAAATCACCAAGAGTTGTCATTGCATTTGGAGAACAAATAATAATTTGGTCTTTGGTTCTCACACCATTAAAACCTGTAGAACAGGAGTTAAGAAATTTAACCGTAAAGTTATGGTCTTGAATATAATTAACAATAAACTTCTCAATTACATCGACCTTATCTTTTAAATCCTCAGGAAATTTTGTTTTAAATTTTTCCAATAATTTATTCAAATTTGATTTTGATTTGGGTTCGTTATCATGACCACATTCATGACAGATATATAAGTCATCACCTCCATCGGCAATATCCCACGACCATCCACATTTGTCACAAATTATTTCTTTATTTGTTACAGTTTCTATAATAACCTTTCTGATTAAATCCCTCATCAAATATAAATATAAAAAAAGGGGGAATAAATCCCCCCTTTCTTATTTATCGTCCTTTCTTTTGAACAACCACATTCTCATCCACAACTTTGATGATGTAGGTCTTACCCTCTACCATCTTACCCGTTAGGACTTCTTCAGATAATAGGTCTTCGACCTTGTCCTGAATTGCTCGTTTCAATGGACGAGCTCCGTACAATTCATCGTACCCAATCTTTGCCAAGTATTCTACCAAAGATTCGTCGTATGTGATTTTGTACTTCATGTCTACAAGACGAGTCATCAATTTGTTCAATTCGATGTCCGTAATCTTCTTGATGTCTTCTTGACCCAAAGAGTTGAATACGATTGTATCATCGATACGGTTGATGAACTCAGGTGAGAAGAAGTTTTTCATTTCCTTCATCAACATTTGTTTCTTAGCTTCTTCATTACTATATGAATTACTTGAGAAACCAATACCTGTTCCAAAGTCTTGTAGTTTTTTAACTCCCAAGTTTGATGTCAAGATAATCAAGGTATTCTTGAAGTTAATCTTACGACCCAAACTATCGGTTACGTGACCATCATCTAAAATTTGAAGTAGGATGGTGAACACATCTTTGTGAGCCTTTTCGACCTCATCGAATAGGATTACAGAATAAGGTTTGTTTTTAACTTTTTCAGTTAACAATCCACCTTCTTCATAACCTACGTATCCTGGAGGGGCTCCAACCAATTTGGATACGGTGTGTTTCTCTTGGTATTCAGACATGTCGACACGAATGAGAGCATCTTCGGAACCGAACATTTCTTTTGCCAATTGTTTTGCCAAATAGGTCTTACCAACACCAGTTGAACCCAAGAACACAAACGAACCTATTGGACGATTAGGGTCTTTGATACCCAAACGGTTTCTCTTGATTGCCTTCGCAATCTTAATCACCGCATTGTTTTGACCGATTACTTTGTCAATCAAAGTTTTGTCCAAGTCAACCAAAGCTTTGGTGTCGTCCACACTCATTTTACTTACAGGGATTTTTGTCATGTTCGATACAACATCATAAACATGTTCCAATAAGATGAGTTGTTTTTCTTTGGATAACTTTTCCTCAAACTTGATTTTCTCTTGGTCCAACTTTAACAACAACTTTTTCTCTTTGTCTCTAAGTTCAGCCGCCTGTTCGTAGTTTTGTTTTTTAACTACTTCCATTTTTTGGACTTTGATGTCCGCCGCTTTCTTCTTCAATTCTTCAATTGCTTCAGGAACTTTTAAGTCAGTCTGCATTCTTGCCCCAACCTCATCCAAGATGTCAAACGCTTTATCAGGGAACTCACGGTCCGTGATATAACGGTCTGCCAACTTAACACAAGTTTCAATCACCTCATCGCTGTAATTCACCTTATGGAAATCTTCGTATTTGTCACGAACATTTTTAAGGATTTGGATTGTCTCATCAACTGATGATGGTTCAACGATTACCTTTTGGAATCTACGTTCCAACGCTCCATCTTTTTCAATGTTTTTACGGAACTCATCTAATGTAGTTGCTCCGATACATTGAACTTCCCCACGTGCCAATGCGGGTTTAAAGATGTTTGAACCGTCCATTGAACCTGAAGAATTACCTGAACCAACCAAAGTGTGAATCTCATCGATGAATACGATGATGTTCGGGTTTGCTTGAAGTTCTTCGATAATCACCTTCATACGTTCTTCAAATTGTCCACGATACTTCGTACCAGCGACAACTGAAGTTAGGTCAAGATTGACAATACGTTTATCCACCAAATTACGAGGACAATCTCCATTTACAATCTTAATTGCCAAACCTTCAACAAGTGCGGTTTTACCACAGCCAGGTTCTCCAAGAATGATTGGGTTGTTTTTCTTTCTACGAGAAAGAATCTGAGCAATCCTTAAGATTTCTCGGTCACGACCAATTACAGGGTCAAGTTTACCAGCTTCTGCTAGTTTAATCAAATCTCTACTGAAGTTGTCCAATACAGGTGTGTTAGATTCTCCTGATGATTTTGATTTTTTGTTCATTGTTTTGTCGTCGTCGTCCATTAAGTCGTTCATATTTTTAAATTGTTTTACAAATTAACGTCAAATTTCATACACTTCCAAATAATTTGACAAATTGTCATGATAATTTTTTTAACCTGACATAATGTCATGGATTAATTGAAATTGTGTCTTATATTTATCATCGGTATGATACTTGACAAGTACAAAGATAATCAATAAATTTAAATAAAACAAAAAAATATGTTTAACAAAAGAAGATTTAACTTTAACTTTGACGACCTAATGGCTCGTTACGACAAAATGATGGAAGAATTCAATAAACAAGATTGGGATACCAAAACTTTTGAATCTCCTGATGGGAATTACAAATACACCCGTTATGTAAAGGTATTCGATTTATCAGATTTTGATAATGATAATTCAAAAGAAATGGATAAAGAAGAATATCTTAAAATCAAACTTGAAAGAGCAATTGAAATGGAAGATTTTGAACAAGCCGTTAAGTTGAGAGACCAAATCAAAAACTTGGGAACCAATCAAGAACAAATTGAAAAACTTGAATTGGAATTAAAAAAATCAATCGAAGAACAGAACTTCGAAAAATCAATTGAAATTCGAGACCATTTAAGAAAATTGAAGTCATAACATAATAACCCTCACCAAACGGTGGGGGTTTTATATTTATAAACATGAAACCATACGAAATATATTTGAATGAGTCGTTTACGTTGAAAAAACTACTTGAGACGTATCTTGAGCTACGACAACATTTTCAAGAGTTGGGATTTAGCGAACCCCAATTAGAAAAACCGCCAACGTATACACCGACCATGATGAGGTTATTTCGCGAATTTGGTAATCAAAGAGACACTTTACTTAATGATGTTACATCTTATGGTTTTGATATGAGTTTTGATGAGCTAACCGCTTATCTAACACCATTATTAAGCAAGATAAACGAATTAACACCACTTAAAGAAAATGGCAATAATAAAAGAAGTAATCGATGGGACGAAGATTAAAAACGAAATTAAATCTTCAAATATTAAATCTGCAGAGTACGACACAGAATCAAAAGATTTGGTCGTAGAATTCAATAACGGAGCAAAATACAAGTACAATAACGTACCTCACCAAGTATATACAAAGTTCAGATTGGCAGAATCTCAAGGTAAATTTTTCACTACCGACATCGCAAAACAATATTCATATAAAAAAGTTTAATTAACGGACTATTTATTAAGGATGAATAATTTTCAAAAAATCCTTAATAGTTTTTCGGTTAAAGAATCTTTAAATCCGAAAATTTGGGAAAATCCAAAAAATCCTGACAAGTCGGTTATGATACCAAAGGTCAGAAAGGCTCTTATGCTCATCGCAGAAAAGTTTATTGATTATTTGGGTGATGAGGTTTTTGTTGAAGATATTCATCTAACAGGTTCATTGGCCAATTACAATTGGTCCGAGTTTTCAGATTTTGATTTACACGTAATTGTTGATTTACAACAATACGAAAACCAATCAGAACTATATAAGGAACTATTCAATTTAAAAAAACAAGTTTTTAACGATAAACATGATATTCGAATCTTTGGATATGATGTTGAACTATATGCTCAAGATGTTGAAGAATCTCATTATAGTTCAGGAGTGTATTCCGTTATGAATAATGAGTGGATATCTGAACCAAAAAAATTCAAAAATAATGTTGATAAAGAAGTCCTAACAAAAAAGATTGAATGTTGGACGGAAAAGATTGATACCGCAATTGATGAGGGTAAAGATTTGGAAAAAATCAAAGAAAAATTAAAAGACTATAGAAAGTCAGGATTGGAATCAGATGGTGAATTATCTTATGAAAATCTTGTCTTTAAATTTTTAAGAAGGTCGGGTCATATTGAAAAATTGTTCGATACCGCAAATAAAGAAACTGATAAAGAACTGTCCATTGAAAGAACTATTCAAGAATATTCAAATAATTCACATTAATCGTATATTTATTAAGAAAAATTAAATGGCAGCTACTAAATATAATTTATATGGTTCTCCTTGTGGTTTAAATATTCAATTTAATGCAGTTGAATTTCCTGGTGGTGATATTTTAACTACAGGTCAAATTTATTACGTTGAATTTGATAATGGGGGTCAATTTTTCACAGGTTGTTTCTTAAACCAAGGAGCCAGTTTTGCAAACGTTTCATATACAGCAACAGTGTTAGGGGGTCAATTTGCGGATTGTCCAACTTGTGAGGCATCATTAATAACCCCAACACCCACAACCACTAGTACTCCGACACCAACTCCAACAGGAACTGCGTCGGTAACACCAACCAATACGACAACTCCAACCGTAACACCAACACAAACAGGTACTATTTCTATAACCCCAACAAACACTCCAACAGTAACTAAAACTCAAACAAACACCCCAACTCAAACAAATACTCCAACTCAAACAAATACTCCAACTAATACTAGTACTCAAACTCAAACTCCAAGTAATACACCAACACCAAGTAATACACCTGGTGTATGTAAAACATATCAATTATATGGTGGAACGGGTGACACAACATTTGTCGGTAAAGATTGTAATGGATTTACATTTACAGTTCAAGTTCAGGCTTTTCAAACACTTACGACATGTGCCACAGAAATAATTATAATTCAAGGTAACGGGTCTTATGTTTCAATAGGTTCTTGTCCATTACCAACACCAACACCAACAGTAACACCAACTAATACATCAAGTAATACACCAACACCATCAGTAACTACAACTAAAACTCCAACACAAACAGGAACTGCTGCAGTTACACCAACCCAAACACCTACTCAAACCCAAACACCTACTCAAACCCAAACAGGAACTGCATCTGTAACTTCAACTCCTACACCAACTAAAACGCCAACTCAAACAGGAACTCCTACAGGAACTGCGGCGGTTACTCCAACACCAACTAAAACACCGACCTCAACTCCAACTCAAACAGGAACTGCATCGGTTACACCTACACCAACTAAAACTCCAACTCAAACAGGAACTCCAGCGGTAACTCCAAGTCCAACACCAACTTATTGGTTTACAGGTTTTTCAGCTGACCAACAATACGCATACACTTTAGATATCTTGGGTAACTTTAGTGGTGGAAGTGCTGATTTCTCAGGAGCATACGCACCTCACCCAGTCTTCTTGGATAATGAAGGAATACCAGTACAACAATTAAACGGAATCACGTTAGGTGGTTTTAACGGATTAAATAACTAAAAAATAAATAACAACAAATATGGCAGACTTAAAAGCAATTGGAAGTGAAAAACTTACAGGCCAAGACAAGATAAATAGAATTATGGAAATTGCTAGATTTAAAGAGGCAACTCCTAAAACTATAAATGAAAATGCTACTTCAGAGTATTCGATTTCTCTTGCAGATGGAAACAATTATCAAATTGTTAGAGAAAGACAAGGATATATTATTAAAAAAACTATTTCCGAATCTGAGACGGATTATATTGAACCTATGAAAAATAGAAAATACTATTCCTCGTATTCTCAAGCATTAAAAAGATTAAATCTTGTTGCGGGTGAGTTAAATAGAGTTAACGAAAATGAGGAAGGTGTTTCATTATACGGTGAACAAAAAAGATTCACATTAAAAACTCCAAAACCAGCGGCACCTGAAATGCCTGCAGGACCACCAGCAGAATTACCTGCGGCTCCTCCAGCGGTTCCAAGTCCTGAATTACCTCCATCTCCAATGGGTGGTGAAGAAATGCCGATGGATGACATGGGTGGTGAAGAAATGCCGATGGATGACATGGGTGGTGAAGATATTGATGTTGACGTAGATGTTGATGCTGAAGGTGGAGAAACACCTGAAGACCAAATAACATTTAAAACGATTCAAAAATTAACAGGTAAATTAACTCAAAAAATTAGAACATTAGATAACGAAGATGGTATGACATCAGAAGATGTTAAGTACGTTATCAACATGATTTTATCGGCACTTGATTTAACTTCATTATCTGAAGAAGATAAAGAAGATATCATGTCAAAATTTGAAGAAGATGAAACTGAAGAATTTGGTCAAGAAGATGATATGGATGGTGAAGACTTTACAGATGACACTGAAGTTGAGGATATTCAAGCTGACATGGACGTACCTGTTGAAGGTTACGAAATGGAAGAAGAGGAGTACGGAAACGGAGCAATCTTTGATAGTATCTTTGGTGAGTCTAAAGTTGACAAAGTTATTTCAAAATACTTTGAAGTTTCTAAATCAGAAATTAGAGAACACAAAGAAAAACAAGTACAAAAACAATTACAAAAAAGAACAATCGTTAAAACAATCATGGAATCAGTAACGAAAATGACTGAAACTATTGAACAAGAATTGGCGGCTGAAAAATTTGTAAAAGAAAACGTAAATTCTAAATTTATTGGGGTTACTAATAAAAAGAATTTAGTGTTTGAAACTAAATCAGGTCAAGTTAAAATAACACCAAACGGAGAAATTCTATGAGTTATTTAACTTATGTTAATGGACTTGGTCCTAACTATAAGGGAGATAATTTATATGAGTTTATTTTTTCGGATAGTTTGGATGTTTGGGGTGACTCATGGGAGAGTAGACCTTCAAACGGTTATCCAACACCACCTGAATTAAAATATATTAAGAAAGTAGGAGTTCTGAGAAATACTGATTTAAAATTGGAATTGATTCAGAACTCCGATTTTTTTTGTATGATAGATGCGATGGACGATGTTGTTGCATTAGCCTGGGAAACAGAAGAATTGGAAGGACAAAAAAGATTGGTCTTTAGATTTGGATGTACCGAAAAAGAAATAAAAGATAAACTCTATGAAAGAGATTTAATTTTGGAATTTGAACAAAAAGTAGTCTATGAAAACTAATATAAAAGCACTTCAACTAATTGAAAAAGGTTTATCTTCTAACACTGTTAGTAAGTTAAACGAATCTCAAATTAATGTATTACACACAAAAATGTTTACTGAACAAGCGACAAATCCAAAAGTTGCTCAGAAAATGAAAGACATTGGAGCATTAAATCAACAACTTACTTCGGTTGAACTTAAAATGAAAAACCTTGGTTTGGAGGAAGATGATGATTTTGATTTGGATGCTGACCAAGCCTATACAGGACAACAAGGTTCTCATGATGAATATCAGGCATCTGATGATGGTATGGATGATGATACATCGCCAGAAAACCATGATAGTAAAATGATTGGTATGTCTGAAGAAAAAGACGGAGAACCAAATCCATATTCTATTTGTCACGCACAAGTTGGACCTAAAAAATCAAGAAAATTTGAAAGATGTGTAATGTCTGTAAAAAAACAGCTTAAAGAAGGAAAAAATCCCGTATCTTTGTTTTTAGAAACTCAAATAGAAAAAATCGTGGAAAGAAACATGCCTCCAAAAATTACAAAAGGTGACTTAGTTAGATACATTTCAGAACAAGGTACTGCTCCGTCACCAACAACAAAACCAGCACCAACAAAACCTGGTGTATCTCCTGGTAAAAAACCAAGACCTGCACATCCAGGTAAGAATCCAAATCCAGGTGAAAATCCCGCACCAAAGGCGAAAAAAGTTTCCCCTGAAGATGCGAAAGAAAAAGTGATTGACGTTATAATGCAAATACTACAAAAATAATCATGGCAAGAAAAATTAAAGAACAAATCGATTACGGGAACAGACCCGAAAGAATGGACCCCAACCTTGAAAGAAAGTTGGCTAGTCCTGAAGGATTATATGCTACGAATCCTGCAATGAAAAAAGGTGCTGAAGACGTACAAAGATTGGTTAGTAAAAGATTTCAAAAAGTCGCTGATAAATTAAGCCAAGTTACAGGTATTGAAGACTTAAGTTCTCAACAAGTACAAGGTATGATTTATCAAGAGATGATGAGAAAACTACCTAACATTATGAGAATCGAAGCCGCTCACAGAGATGAACTAATTGAGTTAGCGAAAGAAGCATCATTGGAAGACGCTGAGGTTCCTGCGGATTGGTATGAAATTGAAGCGTCTTTAGGGATGCCATCTACAGACAATTTCAGAATGCAACCTGAACCTGAAGATGATGACGAAGAAGATGAAGACGAAGATAAAAAAGAAAAATTACAATTCCCTTCTTTTGACATTGACGATTTAACTGATGAAGAAATACTTGAGTTAGAGAAACACAAAAGAAATATTATTAATGCTCTTATTCAGGGAGCTGCAAAAAAAGGTCATTACCTTTTCCAAAAACCTGATGTAAAATCAAGATTAGATGCAATTGACCCTTCACTTTATGGTGATTATTTGGGTATTATGGCAATCAACGATTTCTTATACTTTAGTATGGAACAGATGATTGAAATGATGAGTCAAACAGGTCAAGGAGTTGCAGGTAAAGTTGAATTAGAAGATACTGACGATGAAGACGGTGGTGGTGAAGGAGAAGAAGGTGAAGAAAGACCTGATACTAGAATTGTTGCAACAGGTTTAATTTTCCCAATCCTTTGTCATGAAATTATTAAAGGTTTGGAAGAAGCTAAAGGTAGACATGGTTTACCATCGGACCCTGGCATGAGAGAAAAAGTTATGGGTCAAGTAGACACATTAGCAAATGAACCAATGCAATTACGTATTGGTCCTGAAATTGTTGAAAAAATACGTTTCGCATTACCTGATGATATTTTTGACCCTGAATATAAAGGATTGATTAATTGGTTCCATATCTTATTATATCAAATTGAGGCCAAAGAATTCTTGGAAATTATCGGAAATGCTATATCAGAAGACTCAACTAAATTGTCAAGAGCTAAAAAACGATTTGAAGAAATTGTTAGAGAAGCTAAGCAAATGAAAGATGAGTATGACAATTACAAAGAGGAAGAGAATATCGACCCTGATGATGATGATGGATTAGATGATTTCTTAAGTGGTTTAGGCATAACAAGACCTAACTAACATGTGTGAATAAAGAACAACTGATTATAGAGGTAACGAAGTGTATGAGGAACACACCTTATGCACTTCGTACTTATTTACAGACATACGATAATACCGTATCAAAATACGTCCCATTAGATTTATTCCCCGACCAAGTTAGTCTTATAGAAGACTATGATACATACAACGAAAACATTGCGTTAAAGTATCGTCAGGCGGGTGTATCCACAGTAACTGCAGCTTGGATATCAAAAAGATTGGTTTTTGCCAAGAAAAACAAACCAGAAAAAATTCTTATTATTGCCAACAAATTGGATACATCTATGGAGATGGCAAATAAGGTTAGGGGGTTCACAGAACAATGGCCTGAATGGGTTGGTGTTGGATTCTCAAAAGAAAAAAATTCACAACGACATTTTAAATTAACCAACAACTGTGAAGTTAAAGCCGTGGCTACCTCACGAGATGCCTTGAGGGGTTATACTCCCACCATCCTTGTATTTGACGAGGCGGCGTTTATCGAGGCAGACTCAGACTTCTGGTCAGCCTGTATGGCTTCACTATCTACGGGTGGTAAGGTAATTGTTGTATCCACACCAAACGGATATGACCCCATCTATTATGAAATCTACGACCAGTCATTAAGGAACATGAACGATTTCAAAATATCTGAGATGTTTTGGTATCGTGACCCAAGATATACAAAAGATTTGTATATGGTTAAAACTCCTGACTTGGTCCATTTCTTATTAAACCGAGAAGAATATTCTGACAAAGATGTTATTGACTTATCTATGGAAAATCCATACGAAAGAGACCATACCATTGTAACTGACTATATTGAACAAGGATACAAACCATGTTCCGCTTGGTTTGAAAGTATGGTTAAGAAATTAAAGTTTGATAGACGTAAAGTTGCTCAAGAGTTAGAATGTGACTTTTTAGGTTCGGGTGATAATGTATTCGAATCTGAATTGATGCAAGAAATCTCTAAAAATAGTTTACGTGACCCACAAGCCAAGTTAATGGGAGGTTCACTATGGATATTTAAAGAGCCTGTAAACGGACATAAGTACGTAATGGGTGTCGATGTATCAAGAGGTGACTCCGAAGACTTCTCAAGTATTGAAATTATTGATTTTGACACAAGAGAACAAGTATTGGAATATGTTGCCAAGGTTCCACCAGATGTATTAGCAGAAATTGCTTATAAATGGGGGACAATGTATAATGCTTACTGTGTAATTGATATCACGGGAGGTATGGGCATTTCTACCGCAAGAAAATTACAAGAATTAAGTTATCAAGGTGGATTATACGTTGATAATGTTGATACAAGTAATAAGTGGAAATGGGACCCAAAAATTAACGATAAGATACCAGGTATTAACTTTAACTCAAAAAGGGTTCAGATTATTGCTGCATTTGAAGAAAATGTTAGACACGGATTTAAAGTATATTCGAGCAGATTATATAATGAGATGAATACCTTCATTTACATTAATGGAAGACCAGACCACCAAAAAGGACACCATGATGACTGTATCATGGGAGTTTCTATGGCATTATATGTCGCTGAAAAATCATTCCAATCTTTAGAAAAGGTTACTAACCACACTAAAGCAATGATTAACTCATGGGCAACCAATGTTAATGAGAACAAAAACTCTTCCGAATTCTTTAATCCAATGGTTCCACAGATGGGTAGAGGTAATGGTATGGGTAATCATGGTGAAGCAACTAAAGCTGATTACCAAAAATACGGATGGCTATTTGGTGGCTGATAAGTATTTATATTATCAAAGTAATTAGTAAGATTGTAATATGAGCGAACAAAATCTAACGGTATGGCAGAGGTTATCCCAAACATTCGGGCCAAATTCATTATTGAAACAAGATTATCCGACGTTTAAGTTCGATAAAAAGGAACTCCTACGTACCACAAACCGTGATGATTATGAAAGGGAGAAACTCCAAGCTCAACAAACATTTTATTTAACAAATCAATGGGCTAAAGTTGAAAACAACTTATATTCCCAAGCAATTTATTATGAACCATCAAGATTGTCTGCCCAATATGACTACGAGTCAATGGAGTATACACCTGAGATTTCTGCGGCATTAGATATCTATTCTGAAGAATCTACAACAACAAATGAAGATGGTTTTATTTTACAAATCTATTCTGAATCAAAAAGAATTAAATCTGTATTGGCAGATTTATTTAACAATGCCCTTGATATTAACACTAACTTACCGATGTGGACAAGAAACACTTGTAAGTATGGTGATAACTTTGTTTACCTTAAATTAGACCCTGAAAAAGGGATTGTCGGTTGTCAACAATTACCAACAATTGAAATTGAACGTCATGAGGTTGGTGTAACTGCCAAAATCACTATTGATATTACACAAGAAAAAGATGAGAACAAAAAGGCTCTTCACTTTACTTGGAAAAATAGAAACATGGAATTCCAATCATGGGAGATTGCTCACTTCAGATTATTAGGTGATGACAGAAAACTTCCTTATGGTACATCTATGTTGGAAAAGGCGAGACGTATTTGGAAACAGTTATTGTTATCAGAAGATGCAATGTTAATTTATCGTACATCAAGAGCACCTGAAAGAAGAATGTTTAAAGTATTCGTGGGTAACATGAATGACGATGACGTTGAAGCATACGTAAACCGTGTTGCCAACAAGTTCAAAAGAGAACAAGTTGTGGATTCAAAAACAGGAAACGTAGATATGAGATTCAACCAAATGGCTGTTGACCAAGATTATTTTATCCCTGTTCGTGACCCTGCGGCACCAGACCCAATAACAACATTACCTGGAGCAACAAACTTATCAGAGATTGCCGATATTGAATATATTCAAAAGAAATTATTAACCGCACTTCGTGTTCCTAAAGCGTTTTTAGGATTTGAAGAAGTTGTTGGTGATGGTAAAAACTTATCATTACAAGATATTCGTTTTGCTCGTACAATCAACAGAATTCAAAAAAGCATGATTGCCGAGTTAAACAAAATTGCAATCGTTCACTTATTCTTATTAGGATTTGAAGACGAATTACAAAACTTTACGTTAGGTCTTACTAACCCTTCTACCCAAGCAGATTTATTAAAAATCGACGTATGGAAAGAAAAAGTATTATTGTATAAAGATTTGGTTGCTGACCCTGGAAACGGTATTCAACCTACATCATCTACATGGGCTAAGAAACACATCTTTGGTTGGTCTGATGAAGAAATCAGATTGGATTTACAACAACAAAGAATTGAAAGAGCGGTTGGTGAAGAACTTAAAGCAACTCCTACAGTTATTACCAAAACAGGTTTATTTGATAATATTGACAAGTTATACGGAAGTACTACAGGTGGTACTGCAACTGCAGCGGCAACCACAGGAGATGAAGATATGGGGGCAGTTCCTTCATTTGGTGGCGGAGGATTTGAAACCGCACCTGCAGGGGGTGAAGAAGCTCCACCAGCGGCGGAAGAAACTCCACCAGCAGGAGGTGAGGTTACACCTGAATCCAAAAAAGAAAGAATGAATATTCTTTTAGAAAGTGGATTTGCAAAACAAAACAGATTTTTTAATTTAGACCAAGGTCAAGATTCTTTAGGAGAAATTTCAAAAGAATTAGATAAGTTGTTAAACTCGTAATATTTATATTGAAAACAGACAAAATGACTTTCGGACAAATTAAATCCATAATTGAAAACAATTTATTAGAATCCTACAAAAATGAGCAGGAGTTTAAAAAATCGTTAAAAGAGTTCAAACACAATGTTTTGAGCAATAAGAATATGTCAAAATTATATTCTTTATACGACCAATTAACAACACCTCAAGGATTAACTGAAAATGACGCCAAAGACTTTCTTGATGAAGGTGTTAGTTTAATTCAAAAACTATTACCGTCAATTAAAACTCCAAAAACTGTAACTGAAAACGTTGAGAACAAATATTCTGACGTTGATGTTCTTGTATACACAAACAAGTTAGATTTAATGGAGAGATTAAAATCTAAGAAAAATTTAATTCAAACATTAACGTTAGACAAAAAATCAACCATAAAGGAAACAATCAACATTCCTTTAAAATCTATGATTTCTATTGCTAATCACACTTTGAATAACTATATTGATAATCTTGACGAAACCGCAAAAAAAGAATTCATTCAATTAATGTCTGAAGATACTTCATTACTTAAAGAAAAATTTGAAACTTTAAGAGAGAGTACAATAACTAAATTGAACACTCTTTTAGAAAACGAAAACGAGTTTGAAATTAAGACAAAATTGTCAGAAACAATCGATAGATTGAAAGTCGAAAAATTTGACCAGCTTAATTTCCTTAAGTTAAAAGGCTTAGAAGAATCAATCTAATTTAGATTTCATCTTTTGAACGTAAGACGCTTTCAACTTTTGTTGTCTTCTTTCCACCGATTTTTTAACAAATTCTTTCTTACCAAACAACATCTGATTTTGTTTAGTTTTAATTACTTTTGACTTTAATGTCTTTAGGGCTTTTTCTATCCCATCTTTTTTTACATCTACTTTTAACATATAATACAAATATCTTAATTTTTCTGAAAGTTTTTGACAATCCCTATAAAATTTGTTATTTTTTAACAAACAAATAAACATTGACAACATGAAACTTAATGAAAAAAGGAAAAAGTGTAAAGTTAAATCTCTACAACCCAATTAAATCTGTATACGGAACGGTAGATTCAAAAAATTTGAAATCGTTATACATAAACATACAATCATGGGTAACCCCAAAATTTGAACACGACAATTGGAATCGAATTGTCTGTAATTTAAGTAGAGATATCAAACATTCAGTCTATAACTCCATAAACCACGAATTATTCAAAGAACAGAGTATAGTTGATTTAGACCTAAGAACAAGTGGAATTTCACACGGAAAAAAATCCTTTTTAAATTTAGAGGTTAATTTATATACCAACAATGAAATGGATTTTAAATCTCAAGAAATTAAAAATTCAGTTAAAACAATTATCAAAAGTATAGTAAAAGAGAATGTAATCCAAAACAAATACTTCGATTTTTCACCATCAAAAAACGATTAACCTTAAAAAGATACTTATATCGTATATTTATCTTAAAACGAATTCATGAAACAATTAAGAATTTTAGAAGCAAGTGAAGTAGGTCATGGAATATTGGTTGAAACCGATGCAGGTTGGATATCACCAAAAGATGTTCGTAACGCCGAGATGTTAAGAGAAGCAAAAGAATTAGATTATAGAAATCCTTTTGAATTTTATGCGGTATTACAGAAATACGATACACCAAATAGAAATGGAAGATTTTATCCTGAGAGAATATTAAAGAGAGAAGCTGAGAACTATAAAAAGGCAATTGCTAAAGGTTTGTCTACTTCAGAACTTAATCACCCTGAATCATCTTTAATTGACTTGGATAGAGTATCCCATATTATCACAGACATATGGTGGGATAAAAATATCTTGATGGGTAAACTTAAATTGTTAACATCACCAGGATTTCATGAAAGAGGTATTGTTTCTACTAAAGGAGACCAAGCGGCTAACTTAATGAGACAAGGTGTTACTATGGGAGTTTCTTCAAGAGGGGTAGGTTCTTTGAAAAAAGTTGGTGAAAGAAATGAAGTACAGGATGATTTCGAATTAATCTGTTTTGACTTGGTATCATCTCCATCTACACCAGGAGCTTACTTATTTGGTAATCCTAATGATAGAGACAAGTATGAAGAAAACTTGGAAGAAGAAAAAAAATACAAATCACCTGAAAATTCGGAATTTCAATCTAAAGGAGTTGACTTAATGAGAAAATTAACCGATTATTTGGGAAAATAATAAATTATGGACGAAAAATATTTTGTAGCAAAAATTCAGTACGATTTACCTGACGAGAATACTGGTAAAATTAAAAAAATTAGAGAAGAGAAACTTGTTAAAGGATTCTCAGTAACCGATGTTGAAGCTAAGGTTACGGAAAAGTATCAAGGATTTACAAATGATTGGAGGATAACTTCAGTATCAGAAAGTAAAATTGATGAAGTAATTGAATAAAAAATAAAGTGGTTTAACAACCACTTTTTTTATGCTCTAAACTTTTTGTAAAAATAAAAATAAGATTACATAACCATAAAAGTGAATTTTTTATTATTTGACACTATTTATATTGTAAAAATAATAGATTTTCATGAAAGAAAACAAATTAGTTCAAGAGGCTCTTATTCAAATGAAACAAGTTGAAGATGTCATAGCCGAAAATGCAAAAGGAATACTTGCTTCTACAATGAAGGAGGAAATCAACCAATTAGTAAAAGAATCTCTTTCCGAACAGGATGATGAGGAGATTGATGTAGATGCAGACGTTGATACGGATGCTGATAACGATGAAATGGAAATGGACGTTGATATGGAAATGGGTTCTGATGAAGAAGACATGGATATGGACATGGATATGGACATGGATTCAGAAGAAAGTCCAATAGATTTAACTGACGCTTCTGACGAGGAAATCTTGAAAGTATTCAAAGCTATGGGTGAAGATGACGGTATCATTGTTAAAAAAGATGGTGAAAACGTTCATTTATCCGATGATGATGCTGACGTAGAATATCTTGTTAAGCTTGGTGAGTCTGAAGAAGACGAATTAATGCAAGAAGATGATATGAATTACGACGAACAAGACGAATCAGTTGATGACGTTATTAACGCTATTTTCTCTGATAGTGGTGACGTATCAGATGTTGATTCATCAGATATGGAAGATTTCGATGATGAAGAAGTTGTTTATGAAATCACATTAGATGATGAAGACGACATGATGGAAGAAGAATCTGACGACATGATGGAAGAAGACGACATGATGGAAGAAGAATCTGACGAAATGATGGAAGAAGACGACATGGACGATTTAACAAATGAAACTTACAAACCTAAGGGTGTTGGAATTGGCTCAGGTCCTAAATTTTCTTACAAAGATAAAGCTAAAGGCGGATTCGATGAAAAGAAAAAACAAGGTCCTAAATCAGTAGGTACTGGTAAAGCAAAATTCGAATACAAGAAAGGTGCAAATATGGAAGGAAAATCTAAAGTTGTTAAAGCAGAAACTAAAGAAGGTGATTACGGAATGAATAAGGGTGACAAATCTAAAACTATGAAAGGTAAAGAAGATTTCACCACTAAAAAAGGTATGACAAATTCTAAAGGAGAAAAAGCTTTTGAAAAAGTAGAAACTAAAGAAGCTGCTAGAACATACGGAATGGGTTCCAAAGAAGGTAGAGGATTAAGAAAGGGCATCACAAATAACAGAAACTATAACTATAGTAATAGTGGTGTTAAAGTTGAATCTACCCAAGAAGAAGTTAGAATGTTGAGAGAAAAAAATGAAGAGTACAGAAAAGCATTGAATGTATTTAGAGAAAAACTTAACGAAGTTGCAATCTTTAATTCAAACTTGGCTTACGCTACAAGATTGTTCACAGAACACTCAACTACTAAAAAAGAAAAATTAAATATCCTAAGAAGATTTGATGATGTTGAAACTTTAAAAGAATCTAAAAATCTTTATAAGTCAATCAAAGACGAATTATCTCAGGTAGATACAAAATCAATTAATGAATCAGTAGGTCAAAAATTAAACAAAACTGTTACTACAGGTTCATCAACAACATTGATTGAATCAAAAACTTATGAAAATCCACAATTCTTAAGAATGAAGGATTTAATGGGTAAAATTGGTTAAAAAAATAAATAAAAATAAACTAAAAACAAAACAAATACTAAAATGGGAGCATTATTAGAATCAGGTCTTGTAGGTAACATCGGTTTAAAACACCTTAAAGTTATCAAAGAAGACACAATCAACAAATGGGACAAATTAGGATTCTTAGAGGGTCTTAAAGGTCACATGAGAGAAAACGTAGCACAATTATACGAAAACCAAGCATCGTACTTGATTAACGAAGCATCATCTACATCTGATACAGGTGCATTTGAAACAGTTGTTTTCCCAATTGTAAGACGTGTATTCTCTAAATTATTAGCGAACGACATCGTTTCTGTACAAGCTATGAACTTACCTATCGGTAAATTATTCTACTTCGTACCTAACATTCAGGCTTACACTGATGAATCAAATGCGAATACTGGTATTCACTACGCACCTTATGGTTCACCAAACGCTGCGGCAGGACAAACACCAAACAGTGGTTATGACTACAATAACACTAAAGACCTTTACGATAGATTCTACGAAGGTAACGAACCAGCTTTGGACCCTCCAGGATTGTTCGACTATTCTAAAGGACAATTTTCTGCAATAACTGCAAACGTAACAACAGTTTCATGGTTAGCTGACCAATTAGTTCCTTCAGCTTATACTGAGGATAATTACAGAAAAGTGTTAATCGTTATGTCAGGTTTTGCATCTGATGGAGCAGGTAAATTAATCGGTCCTGATGGTCAACCAATGGACAACGAAGCGTTCTTATCTGATTTAACTATTTATGGTGCTACTGGTAACGCTTTCACATCAGGTAACACAACTAACCCTTACTTATTTAGAGTTGTAACTCAAAGATATGGTAAAGGTATCGTACAATATGGTAATAACAACGAAACGTTAGTATTCCCTAACAGTAAAACTGATGGTGGTCAATATGACAACTTATGTGATACTGAAGGTAAAATTTACTTAGAAGTTGATTTACAAGTACCAGTTTGTATCACTTGTGGTGGTTCTATGGACGGTTATACAGGTTCAACATTTGCATCTGATACAACAGTTAACGACGCATTTACTGCTAAATACAGAATCTACAAAAACTTAGAGTTTGAAGATAGAATCGGTGAGGTATCTTTCGACCTTATGTCAGTTACAGTTTCTGTAACAGAAAGAAAATTAAGAGCTCAATGGTCACCAGAAATGGCTCAAGACGTTGCAGCATTCCACAACATCGACGCTGAAGCTGAATTAACAGCTTTATTGTCTGAGCAAGTTGCGGCTGAAATCGACCGTGAAATCTTAAGAGATTTACGTAAAGGTGCGGCTTGGAACTTACGTTGGGATTACAACGGATGGAAGCGTCTTGGTTCAAGTGCAGTTCCTTACACTCAAAAAGACTGGAATCAAACATTGATTACAGCTATCAACCAAATTTCGGCTCAAATCCACAAATCTACCTTAAGAGGTGGAGCTAACTGGATTGTTGTTTCTTCTGAAATCAGTGCTATCTTTGATGACTTGGAATACTTCCACGTATCAAACGCGGCTCCTGAGCAAGACCAATACAACATGGGTATTGAAAGAGTTGGTACATTGGCAGGTCGTTACCAAGTGTATAGAGACCCTTACTTCCCACCAAACCAAGTGTTGTTGGGTCACAAAGGTACATCTTTACTTGACACAGGTTACATCTACGCACCGTATGTACCTCTACAATTAACACCTACAATGTACAATCCATTCAACTTCACACCTATCAAAGGTATTATGACACGTTACGCTAAGAAAATGGTTAACAACCGTTTCTACGGACGTATCACAGTTGATGGAGTAAGAACATTCGACTTAAGAGAATTGAGATAATCAATATCTTACCCTATAAGAAAGGAGACAAGAAATTGTCTCCTTTTTTTGTTTACACAATTTTAAGTTGGAGTATATTTATTGTTAGATTTTAGTTTATCAGTCCCCAGCCCTTAAAAGCTGTAGAGTATTCACGGACACAAAGGTATTGGTAACATAGTCATTAACTATTTTAAAATTAAAAAAAAATGTATTACACAACAACTAGCGTGAGCAAGCCGACAGCTCACATCACAAAGAAAAAGTCGCGTTTAAAAATCTACAATGGTAATGTCGTATTCCTTAACGACAAAGATAATTTCGAATTCGAAATTCATAATCCAACACAAAAATCAGTACTTTGTAAAATCAAACTTAATGGTAAATACATCTCGACAAGTGGGATTGTTATTCGACCAGGTCAAAGGGTGTTTTTAGAACGTTTCCTTGACTCAAATAACAAGTTTGAGTTCAGTACCTATGAAGTTAAAGATACGTCCGAGAATCGTGACGCAATTGACTTAAATGGGGATGTTAGTGTTGAGTTTTATGATGAATCTCAAATAGTTAATTATCCTCATCTTTCAGGTGGCAATTGGAATACTGGTTGGTCACAAGTTATTAACACAGGTTCTCCATATTATGGTAATATGACTTTTACCAATAACTCATCAAATACATATAGTGTGACATCTTTATCAGGACCACACCTAACAAATTCAAATGGTGTAACTAACACATTTGAAGGTCCAAATATTAGAAGTGTTAAATCTAAAAAATCTATTGAAACGGGTAGAGTTGAAAAAGGTGAAAAATCCAATCAAAAATTTACTAATTCATACGGAGAATTTAACTATTTCGCATCACATCAAATAAGTTTAAAAATATTACCATTAAGTAATAAAAATAATACCACTGAAGATATTAAACATTATTGTACCGAATGTGGTACCAAGACAAAATCAAAATATAAGTTTTGTCCATCTTGTGGTAACAAATTGTAAGATATAAAAAAAGGGGTCCCGTGAGACCCCTTTTTTATTTTAACACTCTGAGTGATTTGGATATTAATTCTGACTCTGAAAGAGAATATAAACCATGTTTATGTGCCATTTGAACCGCCCGTGTTAACATGAACTTTGCTTGTTCTTCAGTTAATCCGTCTATAAGGTTATCGACATCCTCAGGTTTGTATATTGCCACTTCCTCAAAAAGAAATGCGATGGGTTGTTTTTCTTGTTCCATAATGTATTAACGATATATTTATAGTAAGTATATGAAAAGAAATAGAATTAGTGAAGCAACGGGTTCAGGAAATGCTGGTCATTTCAAAGTACCTATTGTATTATCTCCACAACCATGGAAAGAAAACCAAATTGCTCCATTTACAGATTCTGTTTATAGTTACGATAATGCTGAGTTGGCGTATGAAGAGGCTGACGGGGATTTTAAAGAAACTCCTGAAGAAAGAGCAAGAATTGAAAAAAGAACGGATAAAATATCACAAGTTGACGCATATCTAAAAAGTTTCTACACAGGACAAAATGATGAAGATGGAAGTAACTTAGGTGATGTTGAAAACCCTGAAAAAATTATACATCAAGCAGTTGGACCATTAAAGGAGGATTTGGCGGTGTGGTTTGGAACAAAGAAAAAACCAAAAGGAAGTAGTCAACCAAAAGGTCCTTGGGTTAATATCTGTAGAAAAAAAGAAGGTGGAGGACATCCACCATGTGGTAGACCTGAAGCGTCTGACAAAGGATATCCAAAATGTAGAGCCGCTGGTGTTGCATCAAAAATGACAGATTCTGAAAAAAGAAGTGCTTGTCAACAAAAAAGAAAAGCCGAAAAAAGTCATAATAAATCGGGTACGGGAAATTCACCAAAAATGGTGTCGTACAAACCAAAAAATGAATCAATGAAAAAGACAATAAAGTTAACTGAAAGTGAATTAATCAATCTTGTTAGAAAAGTATTAACAGAAGAGTCAGAACAAGAAAATAATAGAATTGGTCTATTAAAGAAAAAACCTGAATCTATGGTTATTATATGTGACGGTAAAAATGAATCAAATTTAGACCCAATTTTATATAACAAAATGTGTCATAGAAAAAAAATTGATGGTAGTAGTCCAAATGTAACTGAAGTTAGATTGTTATGTGATACCCTTGGATATCCAACAATAATTGCAAATGGTGTGAAAGAAGGTCCACGAACTATTAGTTATAATTGTCAAGACAAAAAAATTGACCATGGTTTAGAATCTATTGATTACAATTTAAGTGATGAAGATAAAATGAAACAAGGAGAATTAGATAAAAAATGGTTATCACAATTTTGTCAATTAATTAAAAACTCTCCAAAAAGGTTCAAATCTTGTTCATCAAAAGTATCCTAATAATCAACATTCATTAATTTTTCTTTGTGAAATTCACATTTAATAGATGTGTGCTTGGTCATTTTATTATCAATAACCATTGTAAAAAATTCATCCCCTACTGTATGACAGATTTTACCGTCAATATTAGTCGTACCTAATCTTCTTTTATGGGTAATAGTGAAATAAATGTGAATATGACCTGTAGAGTCTAAATTTAATTCTTTAATTTTTGCGTGAAAGTAATATTCCGCGTCACAAAACGTAAAAATATCTTTATCGTCAAGATTAATGAAAAAAATAATGTCTTGATTTCGTTTTAACAACGATAAGATAGGTTTGTCAGTTGAGTGGTAATGTGAAACCAAAAGAATACTTTTAGTGGTATCCATGTTTGGGATGTGTTGACCAATTAAAATATTTGAAATTAAAAGTACGATTGTTAGGATGATTGTTTTCATAGGTAAAGGTAGTTGTTTAAATTAATTAATTTATTTGGTTAGATGTATCAGTAACTTTTACCGTATCTATTTTTTTTGGTTCTATGACAATTTTAGGTGTCAATTTTGGTTTTGGTCTTTCAATGTAAACCGTATCATGTTCTATCACATTATCAGGAGGAAAAACAATTTCTTTTTTCACCTCAACTTTTTTTGTTTTAGGACTTCTACTTACAAAAGTAAGTAAAGTTATTGTAATTGCAATAAAAATTGGTGTTAAAAATATACTTAAACCAAAATAAAATGTTTTTTTAAATGGACTTGTTTTCATCATATCTTGTGTAAAATATTTTGAAGAGAATGCTTAATATTTGAAGTAATTTCTTTTTCAAACTCCATACGTCTTGACTCAACTTCATTATCGAATAAATTAACAATCGAATGCCATGATTTATCTTCTAAGAATACTGTATATGAATACACATGGTTGATTACTTTAACACTGTAATTTTCTAAAATTACGAAAATTTGTTGTTCTTCGTTTCTGATGTATCGTTTGTTTGAGATTGGAGTTAACAATAAGATTGTTTCATCTTTGTCAATCAATTTTTTACAAATTGCAATACAATCTCTTTCGTATGCGGACTTTTTAAGTTGGGGATTTGAAAGTCGAGCCAACTTAATATATTTTTGTTGGATTAGTCTTCTTAACTTGTGGGTAATGTGTTTCATAGTCTTATATCAGTATTTACTGACAAAGATACATGAATTTTTTAAATAAAAAAATAATTTGAGGAAAATTAACAATAAGTACCTGAACAACGTTTCTTACCGTCTAACCCTTTGATTTTACCTTTACATACTTGTACCGCATAACCGTTAGCATATGCTGAAGGATAAACTTTGAATTTTGACTTGGCAGCAGATTTACCTCTAGCACAAAGTGGAGTACCTGTCTTTTTCCTTCCCTCATTCATTTCTTCAAAATCTACATACTGAGATTCTTTGTCAAATTCGTTTTTTAAAAAATCAAAAACTTGGTCAATATTTGTTTTAGCCTCAGAAATGTGGTCGTCAGCCCAATCATGTCCATTTTGAATAATATGGTCTACTTCTGCAGGGTCCATTTCCATAATCATCTCTAATTGTCTTTTCATTTGTTTTAAATTTGAAAAGAACATATAGTTTGCATCTTCTTGTTCTGAAAGAACTTTTTTAACTATTCGGTTTAAATCTGATTCGGTTAATTTTACTGGTTTCATATTATTGTCTAAATGATGTGTTGTTTGTTTTATAGTTAACAATACTAAATGCCAACTGTTTCTTATAAGTATCTTTCTCACCTGAAGTGTTCACTTGGATATCTACATAATAGTCATTAGGTATTTTATCTCTTGTATCAAAAATGAAATAATACTCATTTGGTGTTCTGTTTACAGGTGTCCAATCTTGAACTAATACTTCAGTTGTTCCTTCTCTAACATAAACTCTGTAGAATGCTGATACATCTTGTAACGGAGCTTGACCTGTATACGCCTTTTTAATTGTAACCCCAACCTTTCTAATGTCGGTATTAAGGATTTGTTCGTTTTGTAATATACCGTAAAACTCAAATCCATATTTACTTGGTTCTTTAGATGTTGAACCAATTTGAATTCCTGCGGTAACTTGTTGTAATACAAATTGATTAGTGACATTAGGTAATGCTTGTCCGTTTATTGTTAAACCTGACCAAACATCGTAGTATTGACATGGGGTTGCACCTGTGAATCCATTTGGTACTATTACTTCATATACACCTCTTGTTCGTAAACAAGTTGATAATGTTGCCATACCTGGTACGGCATCACCATTTCGGTCTTCAATTCTAACGACAGGGTCAGAATCTAAATTGGCGAAATCACCATTTTGATAAATGTATAAATACAATTTATTTGTTTGGTTTTTCAAGAATATGTTACGGTCGTCTTTGATTAAGTCGTCGTATGTTGTTTGAAGGTATGGTTGATAGAAAGTTTGTGTATGTCTCGAAAAGAATGCCACACTATAACTGTCGGTTAAACCTGTTATGTTTTCAATTTGTGGTAGATACGCAATTCCCCAACCAGTAACACCAGTTATTGAACCATTTAATAAACCATTAATTTCATTGGACATATCCATGATAAGGTCTTCATTACCAAGTTCAAAATGTTGTCTTGCAACAATTGTTAAACCTGAGAAATTTACGGTACCTTCATTCTTATTATTATAGACCCCTGGTTGAGACCAATTACTAATAGTGGTAGTTTGATACCAATTTGATGGTCGAGTCGAGTACGCACGACTATCTACGTATGTAAGTGGTGTTGAACCACCGTTGGCACTATTCTTTGTTAGGTTAAAATCATTATAATCATAACCAACACCTTCATCCCAAGTTTGTGGGTTTCCTGTTGAACCTGATGTTTTTGGGATTCTAAATAAGATTAAATCAAATGAAGTTGCTCTCCTTCTTTCGTTTGACATGAACGTATTTAATAATTCATTATCAAATGATGAGGTATTTGTCATTTGTAAAACGTGAGTCATACCTGTTGTACATCCTGTGGAAACAACACCTGTTGCAATGTTTTCCCTCAACAAGTCTAAATCTAAATCAAATAAGAAACGGGTGTAACCAAAATTTGGAATTACGTAATCGGACGCACCAAAATTCAACTCGACAATAGGGTTTCTACCCGTATTAACATATGAATTTGAGATGATAGTATTATTCTTATCTATGTAGGACCTTAAAATTGACATTAATCGTTTTAATATAAATATCAATTAAGTCGAATATTTCCATTAAGAATTTTGGTATAGGCATTTTGCATCTCCGTTAACATGTTTGCAACACTTGAACCGTCTTGAGTAACTGGTACAGGAGGTAAACCTGGATATGCGTGAGTATGGGTTGTTAAGAATCTAACAATCAAATTAAGTAGTTCTAAAAGTTCTTCACCCCTAACTAAACTTGATGTTTTTGGTAATAGTTCATCAACAAAATTATCTAATGAAATACCATATAATGTGTCATCAAAGTTTATTTTACCCTTACCAGGAATTGACGATAATTGTGATAACAAATAAAGGGTATCACTTGCTAATGCCCCGTAAGTTGTTTGAGTATTTAAATAAGTTTGTTGAGGTACAACGGTTGTTTTAATATTTACAGGTTTTCCAACTTTATTCTTCGCATAAATTAATCCATATCCACCATCTTTAAGTGCGGATTTTAATTTAATTTGATTAAAGATACTTGAAACATTTGTGTAAGCGTCGGATGAGGTTGCCCCTGTCACTGATGATGATGTGATTTGAGAATATGTTAAATTGTTTGGTCTGTAAAAAATTGGGAATTTATTTTGTTCACTTGTAAACAATTGAATTCCTGAAACAGTATATGTCTGACTATTACAAGTCTTAATAAAATCATTAATAAATTTAATGGTTTCAGTTTTTGTTAATAAATTAAACGACTCAGACGCAACCAACGATTTAAGGTTTTCATTTACAAATGTACCTACTGTTAAATTTTTTGAATTAGTTGATAAATCAGGTTTTAATTGATAAAGATATACCGTACCCGCAAATTTGTCTTGAGTATTTTCAGGGTTGGTTATTGTCCATTCTATCAAGTACTTTACTTGTACGGTTACCTCATTTGTTTCTAAAATAGTCTTATTTGGTAATGGAACTTTTGATTGGCTAAATCTTGAAAGTTGTAAAAACCCTCTTTGTTGATTTCCAACAGGTACAATATTTGGTTGTAGTTGTGTTCCTTTAAATTTACCTGCTCTAATTAAAACCTCATCTTGTTTTACAACAACGTCAGCGCTTCCACGTCCTAATAATGCGTTGTCACCTGGCTCAGGAAATACTCCTTTATGTACGGCTTGGTCCGTGTAAGTCCCATCTTGGTTTTTTAAAGGTTTTGGGTTTTTTAATTGTGTTCCTGTTCCTGTAAATTTATTACCACCTTGATAAAACTCATATCCTGTTGTTGTTGGACTTGAGAACGTGTTTTGGATGTAATATTGGTTTTGATACTTAAAATCTTTGTTTGTATAAAGTATTTGAGCCATTTCTGTTGGCTTTGGTACTTGATACATGAAATATGGCATAAGGGGACTAAAAACAAATGGGTCTCTTGTTGTCCAAGCATCTTTTTGTTCGTTCCATGGGGGGTCTGTGATTGACCTAACAATATCATCGTAATTATCAATAAGCAACTTTGCTCGAATTCTACCCAACATCATCGGGTCCTGATTGTCCATCACCTGTACCTGAAAAAATATTGTATTATCTTGCATCATTTTCTTGATTGATATTCTTTAAGCATGTTATTATATAATTCCTCAACTTTGTCCAAATATAATGTTGATTTTATTATAGTATCTTTAGTTAAGTCAAACTCTGTAGTTAGCTTATCCATAACCTCAATTAATTTTGAGTTTGTTTGGTCCTTTAATTCGGACTGTAATTTTAAAATACTTTCAAATTCTTCTTTTTTCATATTACGTATACACCCCACTAATTTTAACAGGTCCCGCTGGAGATAATCCAATTGCCTGTATTTTACCATTTTGAGCCTTTTCTTTTTCAGCTGCAGTATTTGATGCTAAATTATACAACAACATTAAATTTGGTGAACCATCGGGCAATGTCCCTGTTGGTACTCCAAAAGATTGTAATACCTTAATCGTATTTATTGTTGTTCTTTCAGCCGATGTACCTGGTAAAAAGTCAGCTAATAATAGTAATGCTGCAGGTATTTTTGAACCTGGAGTTGCAAGACCACTTAACAATTTTAATATTATTAAAATATCATCAACCAATGATTTACATTTTCTATAATCATCAACTCCTCTTGCAACTTGTTGAAGTATTAAGGCAATATCGGTTAATCTTTGAATTGTTAAATATTTTTTATCTAAACTACCTTTTGCAATATCTTTAACAACAGAAGATAATAGATTAATTATATCTTTTTTTAATAACTCAAAAAGTTGTTTAATAAAAATTGCACCAATTTTGGATGTAACTTGTATATTAAAAGATTCAAATGTTTTTAAAAAATCAACTTGGTTATTAACTATGTTGTTAACTTGACCTGAAATGGTGTTACCACTTTGAAGAAAGGTATTTGCCGATGTTACCGCTTGATTATATAATCCTGTTGCATCATTTTGAACTACTCTCAATAATACAAATATTGGAAATAATACTTTTGGGCTTAATACTGACCCAGCAACCGCTACCGCAATTTGTTTAATAATATCTTTATTAACGGCAATTTGCAAATCAACATTAGTCGGTAAAAAAACTTTCCAATCTGGGTTTTCAAATAAAGAATTAGTTATATCGATAATATTTTGAACTTGTTCTTCAGTAGTTAAATCATCGTTTTCTCTAAATCCAATTAATCCGTCAATAATGGTTTCAAAATCTACAGGTAACTTAATATTATCACAAGCCTCAAATTCCATAACACCATTTTGGATGTTATTAATTCTTACATCAATATTTCGTAAATCTACTTCAGTTAATTCAAAAAATGACTCATCTACTCCGTCAAGTTCTGCAATTTTAGAAACACCACTAACATCAATTTCTCGTCTTGAATCAAAACATAAACCTAATATTCTTTGTAAGACTAATAAAAATTGTGATTGTTTTTGTATTTCATCCGAACCTAAATTAGCCTTAATTGATATTGCTCCCGAAAGTACGTTTAATAGGTTTGCGGTAAAATCTACCGAATCAAATAATTTAATAGTTGCATAATAATCTTCTAAAAAATCTACAACTTTGTTTTGTGTTCCACCAGTAATTGTTGCGGTGGGATTAACCTTTGATATAAGAGCAACTCGATAACAAGGTTGGTCAACTCCAAATTGGTTAGTTGGACTATATTGGAAATCAAATAAGTCTTGACCTGAAACTCCTTGATAGTATTTACCGTATTGACCTTTATATGAGTTTGATGAGTTAAACCCCGCCAACCTTAAATAAAACTCTTTATTCATTGGATACGGTTTTAATCCCCCATAAGGTCTAAATTCATTTGGTAAAACACTTGGTGTTGGTTTTTCGTAGATTACTTTACCTAATTTAGAATTTGTATCAACTTTTAAAATGCTTGCAATATCCATTGATTGTACAGGGACATATATACCTTGACCAACAGGTAAAGTTTCTAATGGATTAATTTCTAATTCTGAAGACGTAAATCCCTCAAATGTTTGTTCTTGAGAACAACCTAATGCACGAATAGATTCCTGACTAATAATTCTCTTAATATCAGGCTCTATTTTTGTAACGGTTTGTAATAATTTCTTTTTTAAATAATCTAATGTGGATGAACCAGAACCATTAGCCAATCCAATCATGTTTAACAATTCGTCAAATGAATTGGGTGGTTGTCTTAAGTATCTTTTTTGTTGTGTCGCAATTTTATTTAACCCTGATGCAATATCAGGTATTCCTTGAGACTCAGAATTACCCGCAGTACTTTTTAATTTTTTTGCGGATTTAGATACTTCAATGTATGACTTAATTGAAGATATATCGGTCTTTGCACTATCGTATCCTTGATTTAAATCTACTGGCATGTTACTTCATTTTGTACGATTCTTCATCGTTTGAAACATCCTTGTCAATCAGATTTTGAATTAAGTCGTCATCCAAATCTGCAAGTGAAAAAGATTCGGTATTATTATTATTTGATTTTTCCCAAATACTCGATTGTAGTTTAGATAAACTAATTTTCTTTTCAACACACTCGTTAACAATCTTTTGTTGTTTTTCAATAACAGGACCAATTGTCATCATGTCACCTGGGTCTTTTAACATAGATAACATTTTATTTTGAATTCTAATTGCAGTTTGTCTTTGTTCTACAAGTTCGTTATAGATTTCCTGCATTAAAGATAAAATAGAATCTTTAGTAAAATTAATTTCTTTGCGTTGAGGTCTTGGCATATATATAAATACTTTTTAATCAGTTTTCATTTTAGATTGGATTAAAATATATAATTTTTTAAACCTTTTAATTGAACTACGAATCTCTTTGGTACTTAAATTAGTCATTTCTCTTAATGAAAGTAAAATAACATTTTTATTAAATTTGTTATTGTCCGCACTTGAGAATATTGCCTCATAATTTTCAAATAAATCAATTAGGGCGTACCCTAATTTTTTTTCATTATCATTTAAATTTTCAGTTTCAATAAAATCTCGTAGTTCTCTTAAATATTGTGCAATGATTGCCGTTGTATCTACAACATCTTCATCAATACGATACATCATATCGGGTCTTTCTTCAATACTTTGAGACATATCTTCATAAGATACTTTTCTGTTAATTTCTTTTTGGTCTTTAATTATTTGACCCATTAAATAATTTTTACAGATTGTACCAAAATACGAATATGCCTTTTTTTCTTTTGAAGGTTTGAACTTATCAACCTTTGTCATTAAGAATGAATGAGTATCACAATGGATTTCAGTAAAATCCATATCTTTCCGATATAACTTATATCTTCGTATGATAGATGAAATCATCTTATCGAGAGGTCCTCGTAAGTATTCATTATATATTTTGTTCTTTTCTTCTGAGGTTTCGGCTAATAAAAAACTTCTAACCGCATCCTCTTCTCTAACATCAAAATAATTTACATTTACCGTTTTTCTACCTCTTTTTTTGGATGAAACATCTTCTGTTGTTGCAGATAGAGTTTCTAACATTATACATTGTCTGATTGATATTTTATGTTTCTATCATCAACAAAGAAATATTCTTTTTTTGCGGTTTGAACCCAAAATTTAACTTCGTCTTCTAACATTTGTTCTTCACCAAATTTATAATTCCAAAATATAGAACCTTCTCTCATGTTAGTGTGTTTGTAACCAAGTTTAGGTATTGTCATTATAGACACCGAATTATAAGTCAATCTTAGCAAGAACTCATAAACAAATGTTAATTTAATTGATGATTTAAAACCTCCAAAATCTTCAATAACTGATTTTTTAATGACACATCCAGCAGTTTGGAAATTTTGATAATCTTGTAATGTTTCGTTTGTTAAGAATCCCATTTCTTGTGTGAAATTTGCAGCAAAAGTTGCTTCATTTGTAAAACCTGCAAACATACCCTTTTCGTCAGTTTCAACAACTACAGGTAAAAACGCTTGTACGTTAGGATATGAGTCAACATATTTTTTAACATTTTTAAACCAAATAGAAGAGTATTCGTCATCAAATTCAAACAAAGAAATCCAAGTGCCTTTAGAGTTACTAATTCCATAGTTTACTTGTTCACAATAATTTGGGTCTTTATCCCACAATAATTTAACAACATTTAAAGATTCAAAATCATAATTATTTAAAAAATTAACTAACGATTCTTCTGACGAATGAACGATAACTAACTCTTCAATTTCAATTGATTGAGTTTTAATTGATGTGATAGCCTTTTCAAAATACTCATCAAAATTTCTTGCTTTTGACGATTTAATTGGTAATATAACTGATAATGATAATTTAGTATTCATATTATTCTTCGGTTTTAGAAATTTGTTCTTCAAATGAATTTGCTCTTATGTTTAGATATTCTTCGAATAATGAAGTAACTGATGAGTCAAATTCTTGTTTATTTGTGTAGTTTTCAACTGTTTTTTTCATGTTATCGTAAAGTTCAGGTTTGATATTATCTTCTAACCAATTCTGAATGAAGTCTGCAATAAAATCACAAATCATATTTGGGTCACTAACCCAAACACCATTATCTTCATTCATCCACTCAGGTTGAGTATAAGGTACTTTACCAATAACAGGAACACCTGATGCCATAGATTCTAATGGGAATGTACCAAACCCACTTTGTTCGTCCATCCAAACACTGACAAAACAATCACGTAAAGAATTTGAAAATTCTTTTTCTGAAAGACCTCTCAAATCTCTAAATGTGAACCATCTATATTGTGGGAATTTTAGATAAAAAGTTTTAATGATGTTAATTGTATCTTCCTGTTCTTTAGTGTGAACACCAATGATTGGCATTGGAGGTAATTCTTTTGGATAAAAACTGTCGGTAATTAATGGTTTAACAATATCAAAACTAGTTTGTCTCATCACGTTCTCAATATACTCTTGTTGTTTTTTTGATGTTGTTATACATTTAAAGAAGCCATATTGAGACCAACTTTGTCCTGGTTGTAATGTCTCAACAATGTGAGAATAATTTTGAGTTAAAACAATTTTACCACAAGGTAAATTTTTAATCTGTTCCATGATAAATCCAAAAATTTCAGGTACAATAATGAAATCTTCTGGTGAAATTTCCAAATTTTGACCTTCAATTGATTTATGAGGAATTGACATATATTCTTCATCCATCCAAGCTACAACTCCAGCATATTCATTTTTCTCGTGAAGAATTATTGGATTAAATCCTGAATCTAAAAGAGATTTTGCCATTTGATAAATTAATCTAACAGAGGCTTTGGCGTTTCCTTTAGTGTCTTGTACTAAGAAATAAATTCTTGATTTCTTATTTCTTAGATTTTGAATTGATAGTTTTACTTTTTCGTTTAACGATGCGTCCATATTAATAGTGATTTATAAGTTTTTTATTTAATAAGCTATTGAAAGATAATCTAAATGGGATGCTGGTATTATTACTTGATTTCATACCTAATTTCTCATCTATTTCCTCATGTTCTGTTAAAATGGTATCCATTAACATTTTAACCATTTCAAATTTTATTATATTAATTTTCATGTCAGTTGAACCTGAAAATTCGTCTTCTTCGACTTCCTCATCAGGTTTAATACTCATGTCTAAATATTCTTCAATTTTATCCAAATCGAAATAGTAGTTTTCACCTAATACCTTAATCATATAGTTCTGTTATTTTTGTTTTTAAATCTTTTAAAGTGGTTATTGAATGTTCAATATTTATATCTGTATTATATAATGTCTCATATTTAATAACTCTTTTACCTTTTGGGTAATTTAATAATAGTTTAGGATTTGCCGTAAGTAAAACGTCTACGGAGTCCCAAAGTGAATTTATTGTAGATTCACTGTAAAATTTAACCGTCTCAACCAAACATCCAAATTTTGAAATGAAGAATAAAGATGCTGGTTTTGATTTACCCATTTCATCCGAAACGATTAATATATCGTGATTATCCCTCAAGTCTAAGTAAAACTCATTAAAATCCATCATACTTGAATTTTCAACTGACCCTGCATGTCCAAAAATTTCCATAGTATGTTCTTTATATAAAAAATTATATAATTCATCATCGTCTTTAAATTTAAGGTGACTACTAATGTCTAATGTGGTTAAATCTGATATTACTTCGTATTCAGATTTTTCTTCATCTTCTTTAAATGGGTTTTCTAAATACCATTTTTCATATTCTTGTTGGATTTTTTTAAGGGTGTCTCTCAAAACTCCATTTAATTCTATACCAATTCTCATTCTACTTCGTTATCGTATTTTTGTAATATTTTAGTGATTAAAGGATTTCTAACAATGTCTTTTTTATCTTTAAATTCAAAAGTTGAAATTACACTTGAATCTCTAAACTTTTCAATCGCATCCCATAAACCGCTATGAGTTTTGTTTTTGTAACGGTCCGACTGTTCAACGTCTCCTGAAATAAAAAATTTACTATTAAATCCAATTCTTGTTAATAAAAGTTTCATTTGACTTGGAGTTGCATTTTGACCCTCTTCAAAAATTAAAATAGAATTATCAATATTCATACCTCTCATGAATGCTAATGCAAAGACTTCAATCACTTCAAGTTCTTTTAATTTTTCTCTAGTTTCTTTTCCAATAATTTTATTTAACAAATAATAGGAAGGGAAAATATAAGGGTCTAATTTTTCTTCAACATTACCTGGTAAACTACCTAATTTTTCTTCCGCTTCAACTGCGGGTCTTACAATAATAATTTTTTCGTAAGGTGTGTTTGGGTCTGATAATAAATCAATTGCCGCTTTCATTGTGATATAACTTTTACCAACACCTGCAGGTCCTGAACAAATTGTTACTTCGCTTGAAGTGAGAACATCATAATAATTTTTTTGTGTTTGAGTTAAAAACTTTTCTTTTGTTTTTCTTTTTATGATTGAACAAATGATTTCTTTTTTGCTTCTTGGGTTTTTTTCTTCATGTACCAAAGGTGTTGGTGTTGGAGATTTTCTACTTGGTTTTGTTGCCATTATTTATTTTTAGTGTAATAGTTTATCCAATATTCTAACATCTCGTCGAGCATTGTTTCAAAGGTATAATTAGGTGACCATCCTGTTATTGATTTTAATTTTGAAGAATCTCCTTTTAAATTATGAAGTTCTTCGGGTCTCAAAAACTTCTCATCAGATTTAACATATTTTTTATAATCTAATCCAAATTTAGAAAAAGTGTATTCACATAAGTCTTGAACTGAATGTGAAATACCTGTAGAACATACATAATCATCGGACTTATCTTGTTGAAGTATCATCCACATGGCTTCTACGTAATCTTTAGCATGACCCCAATCTCTTGTTGCGTCTAAATTACCAAGTTTAAGTTCATTAGATAATCCTAAATGTATTTTTACAACTTCTTTACAAACTTTATTTGTTACGAAATTTGTACCTCTTCTTGGTGATTCGTGATTAAACAAAATACCATTAGAAATAAACATACCGTAAGAGTTTCTATAGTTTCTTGCGATGTTATAACTATATACTTTAGCACATCCGTATGGAGATACTGGATTCATCGGGGTTGTTTCTCTTTGATATCCATCTTTATCAATACAATTTCCAAACATTTCGGAAGACGATGCTTGGTATATTTTAATTGATGGTTTAATCAGTTTAACGGCCTCTAATAAGTTAAGAGTTCCAAGACCAGTGACGTTTGCTGTGTATATAGGTTGGTCAAATGAAATTCTAACATGCGATTGTGCGGCTAAATTGTAAATCTCATCAGGATTAACTTTTTGAATAACGGAAATTAACGAAGACAAATCAGTTAAATCTGCATAGTGTAAATTGATTTGAGTATAGATACTATCCAATCTTGCGGTTTGATTTTCAGCGACTGAATTTCTTTTCAATGTACCGTGAACTTCATAATCTTTCCCAATTAAAAATTCCGCCAGATACGAACCATCTTGTCCATTTATTCCTGTAATAAGTGCAATTTTTTTTGTCATGTTAATTTAATCTTTTATAGTTTAAATTTGAGTTTGATAATATTGAGAATGTTGATAAATTAGATTTTGTACAATATAATTTTTTTGTCATCCCTAATGTATACGCACCAAACACAATTTCTTTTATGTGGTTTTTAGTTGATTCTTCATCTTTATTCATTTTAAAAAATGGGTTACTATCCAACTCTGAAGTACTAAATTCGTCAAAGGTTATTAATCTATTACCATATCTTTGTTTGAATTTATTTAAATCGTCTACATTGTCAGACATTAAAAATATGTTTTCAAATTCTTCTTGTTCAATTGAACTAAAAATATTATCCAAAGGTATTGTTGGAATATGATGTAGTATCATATCTGTTGCTCTTCTATGGAATCCAATAGTATTTGTAAAATCAATTTGAGAATGTCTTGATGAGAATAGATTTTTCATTTCATCGTTTAACACCAAATGCTCTTTAATGATTTGTTCACAAGTTTCAAATTTTTCTTTGGTGAAAGTTGTTTCATCATATGGGTCAAAACGAGTCAGTGTATCCAACCATTCAATGTTGGAATAACTATTAAAGTTTAATTTATAATCTTCAGTATCTTGAATAAAACAAACATCAAAAATGTTTCCTTTACCGTATCCATATATGTCGAATAAATCAAAATAAACTTTAAATTTTTCGTTTGGATGATTTAACTTTGCATTATAAATGTGAATAATCCCTTCAGTAATGTATGAAAAATATCCTCTCTGATGAATATCTTTGCCTCTTGCTGGTTTTGTAAATCTCAACATATTTTAATATTTTAGTAAGATATCACAAACTCTATCGATATCTTCTTTTGTCATCTTATCATGGTTTGGAACATAAACTCCTCGTTCATCGATTATAGAACAATTAGGTAATTTATTTTCACCATACAATTTTTTATAAAATGGTTGTGTTCCCATAGACCCTGAAATTAAAGGTCTACAGGCAATGTTATTTTCTTCTAACTCCTTTATTAATCTTTGTTTGTCTTCAGGTGTTTTAGTAATAACAGGAATTGCAAAATTTGATGTAAACTCATCATTAAATGTTTTTGGAAACCAAATTTTACCCTCCAACCTTGATTTATAATATAGGAAATTTTGGAATCGATTACTAATCATTCCGTCAACTTTTAACAATTGTTGGATTCCAAGTTGTGCTTGTAAATCTGTACTTCTTAAATTGAACCCTGGTATGTAAAATGTGTAAAGTGCTGAGAAATCCGAAATTTCCCATTCTTTTCTTAATTCTTGTTGTTTTGACTCAGGTAAATCTCTATCCCATCCATGACTTCTAAGTTGTAATAATGTATGGTAAATCTCCTCATCATTTGTTGTAATAACACCACCCTCAATTGTGGACATCGTATGACCAAAATATGTTGAAAATGAAGACATCAATCCAAAGTTACCTAACTTAGTTCCTTTAAATTTAGTCCCTTGAGATTCGCAATTATCCTCAAGTAAAATCACATCATATTTTTGGCATAACTCAACTATTGAATCCATGTCAGGTGACAATCCTAATACCGAAACTAATAGTAAAACTGATGGTTGTTCTGTTTTAAACACCTCTTCTAAATGTTTTAAATCAATTGATAAATTATCTAAATTACAATCAATTAATAAAGGTTTCATATCAAACTGAAGTACTGGTGATAAGTCAGTTGCCCAACATAACGCAGGAACACAAACTTTATTATTCTTCATTTTGTTAAGTACTCTTAGAGCGTATAACATAAGTAAATTCGCGGATGAACCAGAATTCACAAATATTGAATATTTGGACCCTAACCATTCACACCATTTTGTTTCAAACTCAATTGTTTTAGGTCCTTTAGTTAATCTTGGATATTCCTTTAACCATTGAATTAAATTGTCAATATCTTGATTGTCAATTGTATCTTGAATTAAATCTATTTTTTTCATTTTCTAGCGTTTTCGTAATTGTTTATAAACCAATCGATAGTTTCATTAATACCCTCTTCAATTGGCTTAAACTCAAAATCTTTAATATCTGACGCCGCTGGTTTTCTAAATTGACCTCTTGGTTTAGTTTCGTCAAACACTAAATCGTTATCATTAAATCCAAATTTTTTGGTGATTATATTTGCAACCTCCATCACAGAAACTTCGGTCTCATCTATCATCATACAATGTTTTTCAGAATTCCAATTAGTTAAAGACCACACAATTAATTTTGCCATATCTTCTGAATAAACAAACTGTCTTAATGGTGAACCATCCCCCCAAATAACAAATTTTTCATTGTTTTGTTTTGCTAAATATGCTCTGTGAATCATACCAGGGATTAAATGACTATCTTCTAAATTAAAATTGTCATAAGGTCCATAAAGATTTGTTGGTACTACTGAGTACCAATTTTTCTTTAAAACATCCCTAAAGATTTGTGTTTCATATCCTGATAATCTTTTAGCATATGAGTACCCATAATTTGATGGGTGTGGAGCTCCTTTATCAATTTGGTCTGAGGTTAATGGATAGACAATATTCTCATGTGGGAAAATGCAAGTTGATAATATATTTACAAAATTATCAATTTGAAGAATTGAACACGCTTTAATTACATTACTATTAATAATGTAGTTGTCATTAAAAAATGTTTGGTTATTGTTCATGTTCGCATTAACACCACCAACTTTAGCTGCGGTATGAATAACGGTATCCACACCTTCATTTAATACTTTATCTTGAAAGTATTTAAATGTTTCTTCATAATTTGTTAAATCAACATCTTTTCTTGTGTGGTATACGTGACCATCACCTAAAACTTTTTTTAATGCTCTTCCTAATAATCCATTTGAGCCTGTAACTAATATTTTCATAATTTAATCCATTTATCACAATATAAGTCATTAGTGTTCAAATGTGAATTGGAAATACCAAACCATTTTGACGGTATAATGACTTGTTTATTTTCATTTTGATTCATCCATGCCCCCCACCAACTAAATGTAGAATTTGCCAATATGTTATTATTACACATCGACATCAAATACAAATCTTCGTAATCTAAATTGTCCGACACAAATGTTTTATTATTTAAGAAACTAAAATTTTCTTCACACCATTTAATGTCGTCAGAGAATATTAAGAAATGTTTATCTTCACCAATAAGATTAATTGCTTTTTGGTAATATTCTATTGGTTGGATTGGGTGGTGATTTTGTAAACCTAAATAATCTCCACGTCTGACGTGAATCGAACAAGTATCAAGTTTTAATAGTTCACCGTATTTGTTAATTAATTTTTGATTTGTTTCATCATCAATTTTAAACAATTCCAATATTTCGTTTCTATAATCCATGAAATATTTTTCACTTTGAAAGTGACCATATAATTTAACGTTACCGTCAATTTGAGGTAGCGGAGTATATGAGAATCCCGATTCACCTAATGGAGTAAAATCAGTAACACCATTAATGAACTTAACGTTTCTAAAAATATTTGATGTGTAGTTTGAATATGGTTTATGAGGTACCATTGAATCGGACACATCACATAACAATTCTTTATTATCTCTTAGACATAGATAATAAGCCGTGGATATCTGGAATAGATAATTTCCTAATCCACCCATTAATTTTGTTGATACAAAACTCATTAATATAATCTTTTAATATATCCATTTGGATTGAAAGTGGCGTTTTTACCAAAAAAATCACACCATTTTCTATCAATTTGGAAATTAGGGTTATTGGGTAAAAATTCACCTATTGCTCTTAGTGGACCACCACTATATTGTTGTTCAAGACCAATATGGTTTAATGCCCCGTCTTCAATAATAAAATAAGAATTAACAGAAACCAAATCTTTAAATTTATTCATAGCTATTTTTACATGACTATATAGGTGAGACCCATCATCAATAACCAATATGTTATTGTAACCTTCGGCATTTTTTAAATCATAACCTTCAAAACCTCCTAAAAATCTTTTAATTCTTGGGTTATTGACAATTAATGGGTGCATTGGGTATTCCATGATATCCATGGTGTGAATCATACCATTACCTAATAAATCTAACATATCTGCCATGTAGAGAGCCGATGCCCCATGGTTAGTGCCAATTTCAATAATTAAATCGGGTTTAACCTCATTAATAATCATTTGGTATAGTAGATAATCAAAAGGGTCTTTAATTAGTTTAATACCACGATAAGATACTTTGTGGTGACCCTCACTAATTGATTCGATTGAGAAAGAAATTTCGTTATCCATATTAAGAATTTTTAACGAATTCAATAACTTCATCTCTTAATGTTTCTCTGAACTTAGCGTATTTGATACTCCTTTCGTAATTTTCTTTAACGTAAGGTGACATTTCATTGTATGTTTCAGGGGTAATTGAATTACAAACATTAACGATATCTTCTAATGTATTAACTATGAACATACCTTTAACATCAAAAAAGTCCTCAATATTTGGACATCCTAAATAAATTGGAATTGTGTTGGTTTGAAAACAATCAACAAGTTTTTCACTGAAGTAATTTGGTTGACATACATTTTCAATTGCGATATGATATTGAGAATAGAATAATTCATTTTTTCTATCTCCATCTTGCATAACTCTATTAATTGTAGGTTCTCCTGTGTATGGATTATTCCTACTATTGAATAGATGTAATGGTACTGAAGTAATTTGGTCTGTTACTGTTGATAATTCTTGTCTTACAATTTGATTTGGAGTTAATCTTTTACCCCCAACAATTGAAGTGACACAATATTCTTTTTCTGAAGTTAAATCAAAATCTAAAATCCAAGACATTCCGTGTGGAAATAATCTCGCGTTTGGACAATTATCTAAAACTTCTTTATGCCAAGTTAAAATCAAATCAAACTCCTCATGTCTACCAATTACAATATCTCTTAATCCTGAGATTTCATTTGGTTCAACAGACCAAAGAACTCTTAAACATTCTTTAGGTCCTGATGGGAACGTGTCTACGTATAACTCACATGGTTTATCTGTTTGAATATCTACTCGAATATCCCAATTTGAAATTTTGTTTACTGTATGCATATTTTATTTTTTAACTAAAAGTTTAGATGGGATTCCAACATATACTTCAGGTTCATCCCCCAAAATGTCTTTAACTACAGCAGTTTGAGCACCAAAAGTTTTATTTGACCCGATGTTCAATCTATCTCTAACAATACATCCTGTTCCAAATTCATTAGAAGAACCCATTGTTATTTGACCTGAAATATGAACACCAGGATTTGTGGTGCAATAGTCGCCAATAATTGTATCGTGACCAACCGTGGTATTTAAGTTTAGTGTTACGTAGTCACCAAACGTGACATTAGAAGTAACCACACAACCTGGTGAAACAATACCGCCACGTCCTAAATTTTTTTTATCCATTAATACAATTGCTGACGGGTCAACAATTGTTTCAGATGGTACTAACCCTGATGATAGTGCCTTTGTAACTAAAATCTTTTTTATTTTTGGACTACCAACGGCAACTATAAATTTATAGTTTTCTTTAAATGACCAATCTTTAACCACAGGAAATACTTCACCATCAATATCAAATGATGTTTGACCATCATCTAAATCATTAACAAAAATGAAATTAGTTATTTCAGGTTTTGCTCTTTTTACATAATAGTAAAATTCTTTTGCAAGACCTGCAGCACCTAAAATTACAATACTACTCATCCTTCTATTTGTTGGTTAACTTTTATCACTTGTTCGATTACATAATCAATATCCTCATCGGTTAAATTCATATGTAATGGTAATGTTATTAATTTTTCAGATATTGTTAAAGAATTTGGACATGTCCCAAATCCATGTTTGTACATTTTATAATTGGTATTGTCTCTATAATGAACTCCAGGATAAACTCCATTTGAGTTTAATAATTCCATGAATTTATTTCGTTGATTTACAACAATTTGAAATAAATGTCTTGACGATAACACACAATCGTTATGTGTCTTTATGGTTTGAATTCCATGTTTGGTTAATTCGTTTTCATATTTTTCACAGATTTCTCGTCTTCTGTCATTATCTTCGTCAAGGTATTTTAAACCAACCAATGCCATTGATGCCATTATTGAGTTTCCGTGGTATTTGTAACCAACATCAACTAAGTCGTATTCCCATTTATAATTTCCTTTATCGTTACTTCTTTGGTATGTGTCTTTATCAATACCTAACCAAGATAGTTTTCTTACTAAAGTATCGTAGTCCTCATTTGCAAAACAAATCATACCCGAATCTGCGGTTGGTAAGTTCTTAACAGCTTGGAAACTAAATACGGTTACATCGGCACCATGACCGACATGTTCAACTTCACCTGTTGATGGGGTTTTTGCAAATGTACCTGACATGTGAGCCGCGTCTAAAATTAACTTTAACTTATGTTTTTTACATAATTCGATAATTTTATAAAGTTCACCAGTGTTACCACCAATACCAATAAACAAAACTGCTTTTGTTTTTTTAGTTATTTTTGATTCTACTGATGCTGGGTCTAAACACAAATATTCATCCACATCTGCGAATACAGGTTTTAAATTTTCATACATTATTGCATGATTTGATGATACAAATGTTAATGGACTTGTAATGATTTCATCGTCATCGGACCATTTATTTGCATCCTTCAATATTTTCACCGCCAAATGAAGACCTGAAGTATTTGAGTTTATAAAATGAGCATGTGGTAATCCTGTATAAGATTTCCATTCATTTTCAATTTCAACGGTTTTAAATCCTAAACCAGTCCATCCCTTGTCTAAACAAGTTGACATGTGTTCAAAGATTTCTTCGTTTCTAAATTTTGGGATAAATAATTGTATGTTTTTCATATTAAAAATTTTTTATTACAATAATCGACATCTTTATAATGCCATTCACTATGTTTTGATGATAATTGACTGGTTAAAGTGTGGTCACCAATCCCAACCGCAATCCTATAATCTTTTAATACTCCAGGATAACCATATGTTATAAACATACGATACCAAAGTTCACAATCAATCATATATAAAACTTCAGGGTCAAAATATTCATCACGAGGAATTAACCCAACACTTGGACACCCGACAAAATTAATACCTTTAATTAAGTGTTTACCATCACCTTCAATTCTTGGAATAATAGGGTTTGTCCAACCACCATTACCATAATCGTAGTGAATACATCCACTAATAACCCATTTATTACCTTCATCTAACAAATCAACCATTAATTGAATAGAATCTTCACCAACCATAAAGTCGTCTAAATTCATTAATTTGATATAATCCCCAGTTGAATTTTTAATTGCATTGTTTGTGTTATGTGCGGGCCATCCAATATCCTTAGTATTTCTTAAATACATTATATTATCCAATCCCAAACCTTTAATGTAATTTTCAATATCATCGTCTTTTGAATGGTCGGACACAACTATTTCTATATTTTTATAGGTTTGAGAAAGAATCGATTGGATGTTCTTATCAATAAATTCAACACCTCTACCATTTGCTTCGTATGATGGAATACATACTGAAATTTTTGGATTAAAGTTTTCAGACATTTTGTAATAAATTATATTGTGGTTTATTTCTGATTATGTTAACGGTTGATGACACTTTACCCATATTAACTTTGTGGTCATTTAATGGGTTAGATTCATTATAGATATATAAGACATCTGGAATATATTTAAAGTGACTTTTTCCCGACATTTCTAACATTGGAAACATAAATGATAAATCACCCGCAACACTCCAGTATTTTCCTGAACCATCTTTTAAATCTTCTTGATTTATTTTTTTCCATAACCAAGACTTCCAAGTTCTCATGTGAGATAATGTGAAAGTTTGGTTTCGAACATTTGTGAAATTTCTTGGGGGATTTGCAAACCCTGGTCTACCGTCATGGTATTTAAATGAACCACTTGTCATCCAAACATTTTCATCTTTATATGTTTCATTAATAAAGGTTAAAACATTTGAATTTGGTAACCAATCATCACCATCAATCTCAACACAAATTTCATTATCGGGAATATCTAATCCACGAATTACTTGGTCGTAATTTCCTGGTTGATACATTTTTTCTTTATTTTCAATTAGGATAAATCTATCATCACCTGATATTGTTTTTTTAATTATGTCTACCGTATTATCTGTAGATATGTCATCAGTTATATAACATTTGAAATCTTTAAATCTTTGAGACATAATACTCAATAAAGATTTTTCGACAAAGTTTTCACAATTATATGTTGTCGTTAATACTATCATTATAAATTAATTAATATTCCTTCAGGGGTTGTACCTGGTTTATAAAATTTTAATCTTCCGTTATATGATTCGGATAATGTGTTTAATTTATTTGCAACTTCAGGAATTTCAATAACATTAACACTATAACCATCATTTAACAATTCTATACACAATTGAAATTGTTGGGATTCCTCAACGATATTAGAACCTTTTTTATACGTTATGTGGTTCATAACAAATGGAATTTCTTTTGTTGGATTTTTTTGAATGTAATGTTCTTTAATGAACAAAATATGAGATTGGTTGAATGTGTTAATACATGAAATTAAATCAGTATTTACTTCAACACTTTCAGCAAAATGTTTTAATGCTTTATTATCTCCATTGATTGTTGGACCACCAAAACCAAATCCGTAATTCATGTGTTTTTTACCAATTCCTGAATCACCACCAATTGCAGTTAATACCATATTAACCTCATTCTCAATACCTGATTTGGTAATAATTTCACCTAGCATATTAGCGTAACTAATTTTTGCGGATAAAAAAGAATTGATTCCAATCTTTGTTATCTCTGCAGCCTTTGAAGACATCGTATAAACATTAACAAGAATTTTTTTAACTTTAGTATGTAATTGAATTAATTCATTTGTTAATTCTTGATACTCTGTACCAATTAAAACCATTTCATGATTTTCAATGTCTTTTACAATCTCACCTTCATTTGTGAAGAATGGATTGTATGCGACCTGAATATTAAACATGTTTAATCTTTGTTGTATTTGGTCCACTTCACCAGGATTTGTTGTAGAACATATCACCACTTTCTTATTATAAAGTTGAACATCTTGTGATGACAAAGTATAAAATTCTGAAATAACGTCAAATACTTTTGCAGTGTCGTAGTTACCATCAATATTGGATGGGGTAGGTGAGAAAATAAAAATGATATCAGAATTCTTGATTACATCGGTATTATTTGTAGTCGCACTAAACTTATTAGTGTCAAATAACATAGATTGAATTAATGGTTCATTTGTGATACAAATCTTTTGATTAAGATTAAAAACATAATCTTCATTACTATTTGATACTAAGACTTCATAACCTTTTTTTTCGCACAATAAACCAAATGATAAACCAATCACATCAACACCAATTAAACCTAATTTCATTATGAAAGAATTTTAAGATATTCGTCTTTTATTTGTTGGGCAACATTCAGAGTATAGTATTTTTCAATATCGGTTGGGGGTTCGTGTTTTTCTTTGGATAAAATAAAACCACCTTTATCTACTTTATAAATCCAACTTGATTTGCCACACATCCAACTTTCAATTGTTGTTCTACCTAATTGAATTCCTGCAGTTTCATAAGATTTTAAAATAAAGTTTTCAACTTTCCAAGTTGATGGGAAATGTTTAACATGGTCTTCTAATAAAACATTTTCTAAATAATTTCCATTATTTTCTCCGACTAACCAAAGTTCTTTTCCAATTTCTCTTGTGTATTCGACTAAATCTAAAATGGTTTCTTTTCTCAAATAATCTATGGTACCAACAAACAACACATAATTTTCATCTGATGTGTTTTTAGATTGGAATTTTTCATTATCAATTGGATTATAAATAACCTCAATCATTTCTTCAGGTATTTCAAAATTATTAATCATGTGGTCCTTAATTTCAGGACGAATTGCAATATATTTTTTAATTGTTGGGTCGACAACAGGGTCTTCAACAGAAATCACTTCTGAATGAATTGCACATATTTTAGGTAATTCAGGATACATGTTAAGAATTCTTTCAGCAACTGGTTTATGTTGGAAATGGATAATATCATAATCAACATCTGATATTCTATATAGTGCATTTGGTGTTGATGGTTTAAATCCTTCAGGAGTATTCATACCCCATTGTCCGTCACCAAGTTTAAATCCTGGAGCATTTTCAAATGAAATGCATTTAATTCCAAGTTTTTTTGCCATATCAGTTACTGGACCACCAATTTGTGATAGAACTGTAACACTGCAATTTAATTTGAGTAAACTTTTTGCTAACTCAAAAACATATAATTCTGAACCCGTAAAATTTTTAAATGAAATACAAGATAATAAAACTTTTAATCTTTTATTTGGGTCAAAAGGAATTTTTGAAGGTAAGTTTTCTCCATATTTATTTATAAAAAAAACTCTATTATCTTCCCATTGTTGATTTGTTTGTCCAATGGATTTATGAGTAACTCTAATATTGGTGATAACACCAATTTTAACATCTTCAATATGATTTCTAAAACAAAAGGCAATATCGTAAAAATGGAAACCTTCAAAGTCTTCGTCAAAAGTTTTTTTAATTCTTGATTTACTTAATGCAATAAACAAACCATCAACAATAACACTTTGTTTAATTGATTTGTTAAAGTCTTCAGAATATTTTGATGTCCATTTTTTACCATCACTTTCGTGATTAACAATACCAATCATGTCTTTTCTATTATTGGTTTCCCACCATTTACCTGTCTCAGATAAATTGGTTGTACCCGCAACACCTATAACGCCAAAATCACTTTTATCAAAGTGTGTTTTAAGTTTATAAGACCAACTTGATGTGTCAAAATAAATGTCATCATGGCAAAGAACAACTAAATCATTTACCGACTCCGCAAGGATTTCATTATAAACTTGTGATAATGATTTTTCACCGTTATTAATTTTTTCAATAACTTGAATTTTTTTTGTCCCCGAACTTTTTTTTAAGTACTCGATAAATTGGGGGTTATGTTCTCTTGTTGAATATCCTACTGTAATCATTTTTTAATTTTTAAATCCCTGTACTACCAAATCCGTTATCACCTCTATCTTTTTCATTAAGGGTATCAACTTTTTCAAATCTAACATATTTCCCGTTTATTACAGGACATAATACTGCTTGACCGACTTTCATACCTTTAGGTATCATCACTGTGTAATTATTTGTGTTAAACACAATTACTTGTATTTCACCTGTATATCCTTGGTCAACAGTCCCTGGTGTGTTAAGAACTGTTAATCCTTGTTTAATGGCTAAACCACTTTTAGGTCTGACTTGTATTTCATAACCTTCATCAAAAGAAACTTTAATTCCTGTTGGTACTAAAATTCTACCAAACGGACCAATTGTTAAATCTTGTGTTGAGTGTAAATCAAATCCTGAGTCTGATTCATATGCGTATTTTGGAAATACTGCATCATCATGAACTAATTCAACTTCAATTGTTTTAGTTCTTGCGTTTCTGTAAATCTCTTCTTCCAAGTCATCAAATCCAATACCCAAAATATCTTCAAGTTCTTTTTGATAATCTTCATCAGGTTCAATACCCGATTCTAATTTTATTTTTTCAAATTGTTTTAAAATTTCCTCGTAAGCTGTTGGGTCAAATCCCAATTCATTTGAATTTTCCATTATTTTAAATCTATTAATTTCTTAATTACATCAATTAACACTGAAACATCTTTCTCACAATATTTTACAATACCTTCAATATCGTTTTTAACCCAAAACGCTTCATGTACTTTATTACCTGTTATTTCCATTGTCTTAGATGATTCAACACCCAAACAAACACACATAAGTTCAAGAGATGCGATGGAACCATATCCACCATATTGCCAAACTTCTTTTGTGTCTAACGCTTTAATTTCCCATGGTTTTGTGTCATGACCTGGTAAAATCTTAGGTGGCATAATTCCATTCATAATCATACGTTTTGCTAACATAGGAATATCAAATCCTTTTACGTTATGACCACATAAGAAAAATCCAAGTTCACCAACTCGATATAAAAGTTTTTGAACTTCTAATAACATTTTTTTCTCATCAATATCACTGAATGATTGCATTTTAACTTCACCACTTTCGGTAACAAATGCAACACTAACACAAGCAATTCTTGCAAATTCAGGAACTAATGCCGAACGATTAACAAACATTTGACCAACACCATTTGCTCCGTCTTCAGGAAACCTTTTTTGGAACCAATCAAAGTAGTGTTCGAATTGAAAGGAAAGGGCTTCATTATGTTTAACTAATGAATCCCAATCAGGTTGGACACCAACAGTTTCGATGTCCAAGAATAAAATTTTTGTTAATGGTATGTTAATCATGTTATTTAATTAAAGATTTGTAAAACTCTGCTCTATTTTTCGTTACTGTATTTAAGTCGTATGTGTCCTTAACTGTTTCATACAATCTTTCTCCCATATCTTTGACCATATTAGGATTCTCAACCAATTTCTTAATGTATTTTGCCCAATCAGAATGGTTTCTATTTTCATCAACCAACATTGCGTTTCCATCAACAAAATTACCATGATTTAAACAATGTTTCAAATCTAACGTATATGGACCTAAATCGGAAGCGATAATTGCCTTTTTGTAAAATCCCGCCTCAATAACTTTTAATTGAGATTTCATTCGGTTAAACATAGTATTTTTAATTGGAGCCAAAGACACGTCAAATTTTGAGTAATTTTTAGCGTAGGATGTTACGGGTTGAGTCCAAACTCTAACATAAGATTCATCCAATTCGTTAGGATACTTTTCTTGAGTATACTTCAACAAGTATTTCTTGTAATCTTCAGAAATTAAAGAATGGTTTTGGGTGAATATTTTTTCATATTGAGCCCAAACAGTTTCGTGAGGAAGAATATCTCTTTTTTTGTGTTCACCTGTTTGTTGATTAATTTCAGTAACAGTACCTCTTGTATCAAAACCACACAAAACAAATTGTAATTTATCTTTTAAATGAGTTATTTTACCTAACGGTGAATCCAATAATTGTAAATCGTGTAAGTGAGATGAACCACCCAACCATCCAATTCTAAGTCTATCTGATTCTAAAGTTGGTTCTTTAAATTGTGGTTCATTTGGATTAATTGCATTTGGAAATACAACCACATTTTTATTAAACTTTTTAATTTCATCAGCAAATAAATTTGTTGTAGTGGTTACGTAAGACGCTACTTTAAGATTTGCAACAATTTTTTCATTAATCTTATTGAACTTAATAATATCATGAATTGGGTGTTCCTTACCTGGCATCCAATAATCGTCAATATCGACAATTGTGATTATACCGTTTTCTGTTAATTTTTTGATTA